AACCAAATCCTTGTCCACGAGTGCTTGTAGATTTTCGGTCTGCAAACAAAGGCATACGAGGGTCGTTGTTCCGCATAAAACTATTATCCACTGACTCCATCTGCTCAGATGCGTGTTTGTCATAGTATTGCTTCCGGGCTTCTGTGCGTTCGGATGGCTGTTTGCATAGCATCAGTCCACCGATTTCCACATTGCCGTTGGCGCTACCAACAATCATCAGTTCAGGATGGTCTACTGCTTTTACTGGCTCCCAACCATCTCGCATTTGGCGAGACACATTGGTGTGGTGTGCTGTTCCGTTTACATGCGTTGCAATCCAACGGAACGAGTACCCCGGTTCAGGAGTCGGGTCTGGCAGTGAAGAGGGCGGTACGTAGACCGTCCGTGCATTTTTATCGCGTGACACTAGGTCGCGGGGGGTACGAGCATCAGCCATTTTGATTCTCCAGTTTAGCTACTTGAACAGCATATTGTTGAGGGGTCAGTCCAAACTTTTTCGCCAACGCCATCTGCGTTAGTGTAAGCTGAACTTTCTTTGGCCCTGACGAACGAGTCGCCGAGGCCACAACAGATGAAGGTCGAGTGCTTCGTGCTTCACGCCCCCCAAATGATTCTGGGAAGGTGCTCCGCATCCGGGCATCAATACGTTCAAAATACTCATCAGAGCGGGGGTCTACCCCCGAATTCACTAGTTTTTGATGCAGCCCTAGTGAAAAGCTGGTTAATTCTTCGTTTCCCGGAGCGCCAAACCACTGGTTTTTTGCTTGCCAGCGCAAGGTTTTGTCATCAGGTTCTACCGCTACAGGTTCCGATTTCCGTATTTGTACATTATCTGAAGCCGTTTGTAAAGGGGTTGGCTTAAAATTCTGGGCTGAAATCATCTTCAGCTTGGCATCCGTCAGTGCTTCCTGTGCCGCAATGATAGCATCAGTATCAAAAGCCTCCTGTGCTGCCTTGTAGTTACGCCTTGCAGTCTCAAGCTCACTGCCAACCGCCTGTTTTACAGTTTCTGCGTACTGTTGAGCACCATTATTGGCGTAATTCTTCAGTTGCCGGTTTTCATCTAGCAACTGTTGAGCAAGATTCTCAAGTTCTTGCTTTTCCCGGATCGTGGACTCCTTGGCACGGCGTTCGTCGTGTCGGGCATGGGTCAATTCCTTGATCCGACCCTTTACTTTGTCCGAATATGAGTTAATTTCCTCATCTGTGGGGTCTTCAACAGGTCGGTCAAGGGCTAATCGGCCCCTGTCTGAGGCTGGGGTGTCATCTACAACCTCAATTTCAACCTCAAACTCTTTCTCATCAGCTTTCGCTGCAATTTCATCCGGAAATTCAAACTTTTCAGCCATTTTCTACTCCTCAAGCACGAGTTAAGCCTCGCGGGTCTTGCACAACAGCGTCTACTTGGTCATCATTAAGCAGACGGAACTCTTTGCCGTAGATTTTGAAGCGTGTACCAGAATAGGTACGTACCAAAACAAAATCTCCAGCCTTACACCACGCACCACCGGGGAACTTGACCTGATCTTTGTAGGCATCAGGGCCAATTTTTACAACAAAGAGCACGGTGGTGGCGTGTTCTTCTTGCCGCATGTAGGGATCGGCTTTGACAATGCTGGAATTCTCAAAGGTCTTCTCTACATCAGGCACAACACACAACAATTTCCAACCTGTGGGGTCGGGCAACTGTGTGGCTTTTTCTTCTTGGGACGCATCTTCGCTAGGGTTTTCCCTAGGTCGGATAGTTTTTGGCAAACTAATGCCGGGTGGAAGAATCAGATTACTCATCGGCTCTTTCTGCTTTATCAGCAAGGTCAATTAGATAACGCTCTGCGAGAGCTAGACCCTGAATAGTCCCGCAAAGTTTTTGGTACTCTTCGAAATTGCGACAAGCACCCCCAGCCAAGTCATCGGCGTAGTTGTTCATGTCGGTACGAATCTTTTCGCGCAGTACCCGCACAAAATCTTTAATCATATTGGCGCTTTCGGTGTTTTTGGTTGTTGCATGGACTGTGCCCTGCTCTTGGCAACATCAATACCCATCCTGACCCCAGATTCTTGTTGTTGCGCTGACAGTTTTGCTTTACTGTCCTGTATCTGCGCTCCAACTTTCAACCCGGCAAGCTGACTTTGCAATTGAGCTTTTTGTTGCTCCAGTTTGATCTTGTCAGCCTGTGTTGTTGCATCAACTAGTAATTTTTTCTCTTGCATAGCGGCTTGTTGGGCCATCTGCTGATTTTTAGCTTGTAGCTGCTGCATGGCAATCTGATTCTTCATTTGCGAATCCTGTGCTTGCTGCTGTGCTTGCTGCATAGCCTGCTGATTTCGCATCTGCAAATCTTGCTGTTTGATTTGCAACTCCTGCTGCTTGATCTGCAACTCCATTTGCTGCATTTGAATCAACGGGTCTTGTTGATTTTGTTGTGCCTGCTGTTGCGCTGCCTGTGCTTGGTTTTGTTGCAAGACCTGTTGAGCCGCTTGAGCCAGCATCCCAGACAGAGCCGTTTCAACTTCGGGTGGCAGCTTCTCATCTTGCGGAGGCATGGGCATCCCTAGCTGCTGCTCAATTTGTTGTCGGTACTGGAACCCAACATGCTCTGCAAGGTGAGCCATCATGGCCCCTTGAATAAGAGGAGCCTTGGGGTTCTGACCAATTACTTGAGTTACAGACGGATCTTGCATCATGGCTTGATGCACTGCAATGTGCGATTTCTGATCTTGATAAGAGAACGCCTTGACCGGCTCCCCTTTGATAATCATCATGTTCTCAGTCACCGGGTCTAGCGGTTTCTGGTCATCTGGCAGGGGAACCAATTTATCTGCGTTCTTAATCCCCAAAACCTCCAGCATGTTGCGGTGCAACTGCGGCAAGTCATAGATATCAGGGGCCATCTGCGCCATCTGAATCACAGCTTGGTACTGGACAACCCGTTGGCTCATGGTGGCTGCATTCGGGTCACTAACTGGAATCACATCCACATCGTCGTAGTCTTCCTTCTTGGCTTTCCTGTCCCCAATTTCAGGCTCATAGGTATAGTCAGGGTCGGTGTAGTCGGCGATGATCCGAGCCAGCAGCTTCAGTTCTTGTTTAAACGCAGCATGAACCCTAGCCTGCACTGCGGTCATCACCTTGAGTTGGCGCTCCAGCAATGCCAGCGTTGTGCCGACCGGAGACTGACCTGACATGTCGCTGATCTTTAAATCTGCGGTGGCGGCAAACCTACGGCCTTCCTCAACAATATTCCCCAGCAGGGTGTAGAGAACTTGGCTTGGTTCCTTGTAAGGCAGCGGCAGGATGTTGTCCCGCATCACCCCAGAGCCAATGTCTACATCTCGCCATTCACCGGGGGCAATGGGGGTGTCATCTCCCTTGATTCGGAGTCCTCTGGTCTTGAGACCACCCGGCAAGTTGGACAGTGTTCCTGCGTCCACAAGCTGTCGCATAATGCTGGTAGCCGACTTCGCAAACCCTCCGATGAGGTGGAAAAGGCCGAAGCCGTAAGCCCCAAAACCCGGAATGTATTGGTAGTGAACGAAGTGTTGTCGTTTAAGTCGGAGGTCGTCATCTTCTTCCCAGTTGCGGCGAATCGCCAAAACTTCTCCTGTGCCCTTGATTAGCGTCACGACATACGGTAGCATGATCCCGGTCTCTTCACCTTCTTTGTCGGTGTCTTCAAATCCCTTCAAATCAAGATCTGCATGAATTTCATACAAGGTGAAACGGTCATCGTTTAAATCACTGAACCCGGTCTCTTTGTCCTTGGCTTTCTCAATGTCGGTGGTTTCTTTGGTCGGATCACCAATGTCACATTCCCGATAAAATCCAGCGGATTGCAGTTTCAATATTTCATTTTTGGTCTTGTGCATCACATGGGTGACGCGATAGCAAGACTGAATATCTGATGCGCCATAGGGCAACAAGATATCTTCTGCTGGGATAAATATGGATATCTGCCTGCCAAGGCTGGGGTCGTAGTAGACCTTCTTGAATGCGGAGCCTGTAGCAGGTAGGCTCCACAGCATCCTCTCATGCTCTGCCCTGAACTCAACCATCTTCTCAGTCAGTTGATAGTTCATGTCTTCCTGAACCCTGACAGCCGACTCTTTCTTCTCCTTAGTCTCTTTACCAATAATCTTGGTTTTTACTGGGCCAGCAGCCGGGAATGTCTCAGTGATTGTTTCGCTTTGGAACCTGACCACTGCCTCTGTAATCATGGGGTGGAACACGCCACAAGCGCCGTTCCACGGCTCTGTGCGCTCTTCATACTGCAAACCCAACAGCTTCAAGCCCTCGGTGTAGGCTTTCTCCCAATCCTTGCGGCCTGCCTTGTCATTGTCTATTTCTGAGGTCAGATCAGAACTAAGGGTCTGCATGGCCCCCTCAGTCATTTCCTCTGCAAGATTTGCAGCAAAATCTTCTTCACCCATAGCATCTGGATCAATCTCAATCTCCATGCCATCTATACCAATCTTCATCGACTCCGGGTCAACAATCTCTATCTCAATTGCCTCATCACCCATGTCATCCAAACCCATAGGGGCTTGGTACAACGATTTATCAATGTTGGTTGCCATTCGGTATCCTTAATAGTATGCGGCCTGTCTGCCGCGCCTAAATATTCTAGGCTCTTCTTTCTCATCAGACTCCAACGAGATAAAACCCCCTTGGCGGTAGCGCAGCAGCGCTTGTGTGGTGGTGTCCACGTAGTCGTCGTGCTCTCCCACAGGAAACGCTGCCATTTCTTCTATGACTTCCCTAGCCCACCGGGTGTCTGGGGCCCACACTTTACCTGAAGTGAACAGGTCGGCTACGGCGTTCATCCGCACCATTTTGTCGTTTCCCCGGCTGGGGGTGAACTCTTGCACAGGTATGCCCATTGCCCGGAGTTCTTGAATCAGAGGAGACCCTGCGGCTTTCTTTTCCACAATAATGCTATCAGGTTCCCAATCTTTCCAGTGTTTCAACGCCACAGCTTTCAGTTCCGGGAAGGCCATCCGGTCTTTAAACGCATCCAGCAGTATGAGTTGGGGAGAGCCGTTTTCTTCGTCGTTGTACCAAATCCCCCATGTCGTACACGCACTGTAGTCAGCGGTGGTCTTGGTCTCAAAGGCGGTGTCCCACGACTGTATGACGTACTCACATTTGGGCGCATCATCATGGGGCCAGACCCGCCAGTGTTTGCGGGAGACAACCGCCGACATGTCTGAGGTGGGCTGCTGCATGTACTGTGCGTTCCAGTACCGGGGTTCCAAACTGGCTTTGGTTGTCTCCAACAACTCTAGGGGCCACTGTTCAGGCCACAAGGCTTTACCCGATGGTAGTATGGCGGGTAGCTCCACAACCTCCCACGGCATGGAGTCCGGGTTCTTGGTCTGGTAGTCAAGCAGCCGCCCGGTCAAGTCCAGTAATGACCAACGGGTCATTACCACGATAATGGCTCCCCCCGGCATCAGTCGTTGTAGCGGCCCGGTCTGGAACCATGACCATGCAGTATCAAATGCCAAGCGGCTGTTGACCTTTATGTCTTGCTCCGAATGCGGGTCATCAATGACGAATAGGTCAGCGCCGCGCCCAGCAAGTGCACCGCCAACACCCGCTGCGTAGTACTGGCCCCCGGCTGTAGTTGACCATTTACCGGCGGCTTTTTGGTCACTGGCAACAAGGGTGCGGGGAAAGATTTCATGGTATTCCTCTGAGTCAATCAGGTTGCGTACTCGTCTGCCATAGTCTTCGGACAGGGACGCCGTGTGTGTCCCCATGATGATTTTCTTTTCTGGGTACTTGCCTAAAAAATAAGCAGGGAACAGATATGAGGAGAACTCAGACTTTCCATGCCGGGGGGCTATGTTGACGATCACCCTTTTCTTGTTGCCCTCAATCACATCCGTAAATATTTTTGCCAGCTTGCGGTGATGGGGGCCAATCTTAAATCCGGGGTACACACCTTGGGCAAACCCCAAGGGGCTGTGTTTGGCGGCAGTCAGTCTGGCGCGTTGCTCACGAATACTTAGGTCATCAAACAGTTCAATCTTGTCCTGCAATGACATGGATGGCAAAGCGCGTTGCAGCGCTTCCAATTCCACTTTACTTAGGCTGGTCAGCGTCTGTAGGTTCATTAACTGGGACATCCACTACGTCAATCACATGCATAAACTTGTTCAGCTTTTCTTTGATGCGCTGCTCCAGTTCGCTATCGGACATGTCGGTTTTCTTAATCTCCACACGTTCCGTAAATAGCGCCACTTCAGTTACCTTGCCTAGCATCTCCAACGCTTTGAGTCGGAAGCGGGTGTCAGGGTTTTTAGTCTCTTCAAGTATTTGTGACACGGCGTAGCCGCGCAGTTCTTTGGCCTGCTCTACAAAAGCCCAATCATATGCGGTCAACATCCCTACCAGATGCCGCACCGCTTGGGGAGTCTTTATGTTGGTAAGCGCCAACTTTGTGTTTTGAGGTGGGGTTCCTGCAGCCATTGTGGCAAACGCTGCACGTACCGCCTGCGAGTCCGCAGCCGTTTCAATCTCTTCGTCTGGAATAGCGCCAAGCTGCTTCAACCAATCTGCCGTTTTAACTTTGGCGTCGATGATGTCCGCAACCGACTGATTGGCAATAGGGGTGACCGCACCCCCGGCGGGGATGTTTTCTATTTCGGGGTGGTATTCCCCGTTGATGAGGTGGTTAAACATGGGTAGTACGTAATAGTGTACACTTCTTTTTGAGTGGCGGTAGTTTCCGTTGCTTCTCCTTGATAGGCAATCCTATCTTTACCCCCCGCACTGGGGGGTTTTTTTATGGTTGTTTGTCTAACATTAGACATAGTATGGGGTGAATTTTTATAATTTTTATGTGGGGTGGTGTTTTGTTTGGATGGGGGGTGGGTGGACGATTTGGGGGAAATGTGTAGTACGGGTATGGATTAGTGTTGTTGTATGAGCAGTGTTGCTTGGCCCTAAAGGGGGGCTGGGGGTACAGTGGGGTCTAAGATTACTGCATTTCTGACCTTCCCCAGAACCCCGTAATGTCATACTAGAAGTGTCAGTAGGGAGAACGCCCTGCTGGTATCGCCCATGTCGGGCTTGTCGAACGGGGGGCTTTCCCCCCATTAGGAGTCAATATGTCTATCAAAGCTAATGTCACCAAGTTCATCAAGGGTACTACCGAACGCGCCGAAGCCGTTGTGGCACTCAAGGCTGCGTACAAGGGTAAGAGCAAGGCTGTGGTACGGGCAGCCCTCTTGTCCATTGTTGCAGCATGGCCTAAGTACAACGTGCCGGTCATACCCGGTGCAGGCAAGGCCAAAGGGGGGCTGGTGATGGATAGTAGTGCCAAGAACTATGAGACGGCGAGGTCGATGCTAGCAGACCTTGTGTCTGCCGTCGTTGACGGAAAGAAAACCTCGTTCAAGTACGAGTTCAGCCGCAAGCAGAAAGCTGCGGCCAAGGTGTATTTGGCATTGTTCGCCAATGCGGCCGAGGCCAAGGCTGCGCTGACTGCGTAAAGCAAACCCTGTAGCCCATACACGAGTGTGGGCTATGGAGTGTGTTTTCACACTACAACGGGGGGAATTCCCCCCATTGTCAACAAAACTTTGGAGTAATCATGAAAACAAAAGTGACACCGGCAAAAATAGCAAAACTAATGGCGCACATGCGCCAAATCACCCCATCGGGGGTGGAGGTGAGAGAGGTATGTTGCGACCCAAAATACGGAGTCGGGTTGACCCTGGACTCCCCTGCAGGGGAACACTCGTCAGAGTTGGTGCGCTTTAGTTGCACACCCACGTCTGAAGAAGACGGTGATGTACCAGGGGGTTGGAACATCCATGCCACCCGTCAAAAAAACGGCCATTTTGTGGCCGCATGGGTGGCGGGTGGCGAGTCGCTAGAGGGCGATTATTACGCGTGCTGGCTGTCGGTAAGTGCAACCCGCAGCGGTTGCACTTACTGGCTACAACCCCTCGAAATCATAGAGGGGGAATGAGAACGGGGGGAACTCCCCCCATGATTGGGTTAGTTGCGTGCCCTCTCACGCAGCGTAGTTAGGAGATATCAATGAACATGGTTTTAGCAAGTATCGGCACGGCTTGCGCGGCTGCTGCCTTCTGGGACTAAGCACTCTATAGCCCTGTGACAGGGGGCTATGTAGTGCGCTGTTAGAGGGAGAACTGTTCTCCCCCTGAGTGTCACTGAGGAGTTAATCATGAAAACCACCATCATGGGTGTCGAGTACACCATCATCCGCAAGCAGCCTTTGCGTAACGACCCATCGTACTGGGTCATCCATGCCGTGAGCATGGACGGCAGAACCACCGCCCACAGTAGCACCGAGGCTTTCCTCGGGTGGGCAGAGCGTGAGGGCATGGCCCAACGCTCGGAGCGCAGGCCAAACGGGGTCATGCGTGCCGCACTTTTGAGTGCAGGTTTGCAGTAATCTCGCCCGAGGGGGGTGGCCCACCTTTTTCCTGCAATGTCCCAGACTAATGGGCGCTGTACAGGAAGTGGGCCACCCCTAAGTTGTTGTTCCATAAGCGTTTCCAGCAGGGGGTGTCCTATATATATAATTAAATAGATTTACTTTATATATACAGTAATCTCCTTTTATCCATTCGTTCTTTCTTTTGCGTTTGGTTTAAGTTAAGATTACAAGGGCTTTGGTTTATTTATTTTTGAGTGTATACTTGGGTCAGGAACCACGCGAACCCTTGTGCCACAAGGGTTTGAGGGTAGCCCACCTCTTGTCCTAGCACCTGTAGTCTGGGACATCGTTAGACATTTACTGGGCCACCCCCCACCCAAAAGGAGCCGATATGGTTGAATCTTACGCAGCGCTGACGCCAAAAGCGTTAGCAAACCACCTTGCCAAGCGCAAGGTTCCGCTTGTTATGGTGCAAGCCATACAAGAGCGTGCTGCCCAGCAGCGTGCGTTCAAGCGTTCCGATACGGGAACAAAGCGAACGCATAAGGAACTGTGGGGCAACCTGTTGTTCCCCCTGCGCTACGAGCGCAACAATGTGAAGTCAGGCCTGAAGTACGCAGGCGATGGCGCAAGGGGTGAGGCAATGCACAGTTATCTCATTGTGTTGGAGGAATTGCTCCATCGGCTGAACATGCACGCCACAGCCCGTATCCTGACCCCGCGCCAACTGTGCAAGGAGCGCAACGAGTCTGGCCGGGGCGCACACATACCCAATGCAGGAACCCATTGGTCTGATTGGATTCCGCAGCATATCAAACTGAGGGTGTGTGTCCTGTTTGACGCTATACCCTATAAACAGCGTGCGAAACGCAAGCTACCTTTCCAGCGTGCCATACCCCCGCTGCTGTACAGCAGGCTGTACGCAGCCCTTGGCTTACGGACACAGGGGTTCCTGAGCGCGGCACAGCGCAAGCATGCCGTTGCGCCCACAGAAGAGACAGAAGCTACTGTTGCAGCCATACAACAAGCGCTGGCTGTCCTGAGAGAGTGGCCCCGCAACACAGCCCTGCCCTACGCATGGCAGAGCCTTGTAGCGACCAGTATCAAACAGGGGGAGAACGGTTCTCCCTCTGCTGAAAGCGGACGACCTCTGCTGAAAGCGGACGACCGCTAACAACGGGGGGGAAACCCCCCATAACCTAGGAGAGTGACATGGGACTAGACATTCAGATATTGAGCGTACCTCGGGCAATGGCCTTGAGAGCCACCGATGTGCGGCTTGGCTCACGCTACGACAAAAACCCCCGATGGCAGCAAGTGGCCTACGAGCGCAACAACTGGGACTTGCATGCCTTGCTTGCTGCACTCTATGCCGAGCGAGGCGGGGCACAGGACGAGTTCAACGACACAACTGTGCGCCTGTACAAGCGCGACCTACAACTGTTCCTTCAGACTTTTGAAGGAACTGTGCCTCCTGCCATTAGCCCATCCACGGCAGCGCAGGTTATCGAACACATGCAAAAAGGGCGAGTTGTGTACGCCGAAGTTAGTTTTTAAAAGGAGAAGTGACATGAAGACAGTATCAATTGGCGTATTCAACAAAGAGGATGTGTTCACAGTGGTGTGCACCCTGAACAACAACGATGGACTCGTGCCCCCTGCTGCGTTCGAAGCCATCGTTGAGAACACAGCGCTGGCCTTGGCTGTGCATCTGGGACAACGGGAGACGTTTGTCATGGAGCGCCAAGACGCCCCGGACTGCGTAGACGTAGAGTAAGCATCCGTTGCCGGTACGGTTTACCGGTGTGTTAGTTATATCAAGGAAACAAAATGAAAATCTACTTAAGTGATTGTGGAAGCGTGCTCAAGGCACAGATTGCGGACGCCAGCACGCTGGTGCAGGTCACGGGTACGCTGGACGAGGGCTACAGGGAACTGCGGCAATACCTGCCAGAGCCCACGTTCTCCACCCCTGCGTTCACATTAGAGCAGACCAGCATGCTGAAGAGACGCAGCCCCGATGTGTACGGGCAGTTACTCAACAACATGGTCGATTCGCTCTCAGCGTTCGCAGCACGGCGCATGCGTGGGCTCTGCCGCCGTTGGGCAGACAGGGAAAACGACCGCTCCCCCACAGCGCACTGTCGCGGGGGCTACTACCAATTGCACGGCAGCGGGGTCCGCCGGTTCAGGGCAATGAAGGAGATGTGTCGTGAACTCAACGTGCATGTCAAAGCGGCCATCCAAGGTGATGCGTATGAGCTAGTCGAGTTCATCATGGAGAACGATGGGAACGACCTGATAGAACGGGTGTTCCCCAAGATAAGCCAGTTCGTTGCCGACCGCTTGGTCTTGGCAGACTGTGGTCACATCACCCGGCCCGATGACATGAGAGATGTACACCGCACCTCAAGGAGCATAAGCACGATGTGCGAGCACTGCCGTGGCGAAAATGCGGTGTACTGCGAGGATGCAGAGGCGTACTACTTAGAGTCTCGTGCCTACCTCCACAGCGATGACAATTGGTATACGTACGAAGAAGAGCGGGAGGAGGAGGAGGAGACTGCACACAATGGGCACTCCATGAGCTACTCCGCAGATGTCTTGCGGCATGCCGCTGCCGATGGGAGCATCCACAGTTCCAAGTATGGGGACTTCACGATGGGCATTGAGTTGGAGATGGCCCCGGGGCGTGCGTCTAGGTACGATGCCATTGAGGATGTGCGGAACCAGCTTGGGCATGACTACTGCATCATCAAGGACGATGGCAGCATCAGCGGGGTGAATGGCTTTGAGGTAGTGACTGCACCCCGTGGTCTGAAGGAGCACATCACCCGCTTCAAAGCATGGGATGTTAACAAGTCATATCGGGCTTGGGATGTGGAGAAGTGCGGCACGCATGTGCACATCGACTCCCGTGCCTTCACTGAGTTGACTCTGGGCAAGTTCATCATGTTCATCAACTCCAACAACAACGCCGACTTCATCCGCAATATAGCAGGCAGGCATCCGCTCAAGGACAGCCAAGCACGGGAGTACTGTGCCAATGAGGAGCAGGGCATCTTGGAGAACCCCAAGCAGGCCATCCTCGGCAAGACGGCACAGCGCTACTACATGGTGAACCTGAACAACTTGGCTCATGACGAGTCCCGGCGCTTAGGGTTCAAGAGTACGTACACAGAGGGCAAGTACAACACGATAGAGCTTCGCATCTTCCGCGCCACACTCAAGAAGGAGCGCTTGCTTGCACAGATAGAGTTCACCCATGCCAGTGTGCACTTCTGTCGCAGTGCGAGTTTCCGCGAACTCAATGGCACAGAGTTCGTGTCATGGCTCAAGACGACCAACAACGCATACCCACACCTGTCCGATTGGTACGGCACACGCCGCCCCAAGCAGGCTCCTCAATCTCCCGCACTCGCAACAACTGAATAAGGCTATCAACTATGTGTCTCATCATCACTGGCAAGTCTGCCAAGATTCGCAGCACCCTGCTCAACACAGCCGGGTTACTCGACACCATCTACACATCCAACCCTGACGGGATTGGGCTGATGTACAGCACCGCCAAGGGACTCAAGACGGTCAAGGTGTTGCCCAAGTCGGCGGCAGATGCACGCGCCATCATCAACAAGATACCCAAGGATGCCCGGGAGATGGCAATCCACTTCCGCTGGGCGACACACGGCAAGACAGACTTGCACAACTGTCACCCGTACGATGTCATACCGGGCTACGTAGCCATGATGCACAACGGCGTGCTGCACACCGGCAACGAGGCTGACAAGGACAAGTCAGACACATGGCACTTCATCCATGACTACCTGTCAGAGTCGGTGCACATGGCCCCGGAATTGGTGTTCGTTGATGGGTTCCTTGCCATGATTGCAGAGTTCATCGGGGACAATCGGTTTGTGTTTATGAATGGCGAGGGGCGCATCAGCCATGTCAACAAGGACTCAGGCATTGAGCACGATGGCATGTGGTTCAGCAACACCTACGCATGGAACCCCGCACTGCTGATACCCACATACCGAACACGCGCGGTGTCCTCACGCTACCTCGGATCATGGAACGACACAGACGAGGAAGACTACGGGTACTACAACCGCAGCTTCAACGTGCACAAGCCCCTCTCCGTAGCGCCATCGAAGCCGCTTGTCACTGTGGATGAGATCGCCACGCACCTTGAGGCATACGATGTGCCGGGTCTGTGCTATTTGCTAGAGGCGTTCCCCAGCACGACCGTGCACCTGCTGTGCAAGAACTTCAGCCCGAGTCCCACCTCTGAGGCGTATCGGGGGGAGATCAGCGCACATGAGACGGCTGTGTATGACATGCTGTTGGAGCAGGACATGACGGGGTTGCTGACCTACATAGCGCACTCTACGTCCTCCGCTGCCACAGTGGCGGAGGTGGTCTGTTACTACCTCAACTGGGAGCGATGTGTGAGCACCCGGCCCAGCATAGCAGCAGCCTGACACCATGCCGGGGGAGACCCCGGCTTTCTACGAAAGGAAAATAAGTTTGTCCAAGGCTTGACAAACAGTTCAGAGATCGGATACGATAAACATCTAACTATTTTGGAGAAGCAATGAGTACCAATAAAGCACCGTGGACTGAGGTTCTTAAACAGTGGGAACCCACCCCCACTACAACGGTAACACCACCCGTTTTCCCAGTGACGAACAACGTCACTCGTGAGACGTTTGAGTGTGTCAAGAAGAACCCCGGGATAACAGCGCCGCAAGTCGTGGCGATGCTGCCCCAACAAAAAGCCAACTCGGTGAAGTCCCTCTTGACGCAGATGGTCAAGAACGGGCTGTGCCGCAAGCAAGGCTTCGGGTTCTACGCCCTTGTTGACGAGTACCTGCCGTTGAAAAGAGCGTATGCCAAATACGCAGCGGTAAAGAAGGTCAAGGCAAAGCCCCCTGCCCTTGCCCCCGCCCCCTCAATGGAGCAACAACTCGCCCCAGCAAGGGAGCAACGACTTGCTACGGCAAGCAACCTACTGATGTCCCTCAACGTGGTTGAGGCGCGTCTTTTGTACGATGAACTCAAGAAAGTTTTTAACTAAGGATTTATATGGCACACGAACTAACAACCAATCAGCAAGGGCAAGTCGAGTTTGCCTACCTTGAACAAGACGGCCTGCCTTGGCATGGCCTCGGTCAACCGATGCCCGTGGGGGCAAGCATTGACGATTGGCGCAGCAAGGCGGGTATGGACTGGCGCATCCAGCGCTCTGAGGTGAGGTTCAACACGAGCCGCACTGAGGAGGTGCTGGTGAAGATGCCCGAGCAGCATGTGCTGTTCCGCTCTGACAACCATGAGGCGCTTGGGCTGGTGTCCAAGAAGTACCAAGTGGTGCAGCCCAGTGAGGTGATTGAGTTCTTCCGGGACATCGCCAAGGCCGGGGGTCTGGAGTTGTCTGCGGCAGGGACGATCTACGGGGGCAAGCGCTTCTGGGCCACAGCCAAGATAGGCGAGGCAAGTCCGACCAGTATTAGAGACAAGATCAGTGGGTTCCTGCTCATCAGCACCAGCGCTGATGGCTCACTGGCAACCGAGGTGAGGCGCACAACTGTACGCACGGTGTGCTCCAACACGCTGGCTATGGCGATGGCGGATGCCCATGCGGCTGTGAGAGTCACGCACAAGTCAGTGTTCGACCCGGCAGCAGTGAAGGAGTTCATGGGACTCAACGAGGCCGCATGGGCGGCGTTCAAGCATCAGGTGGTACGGCTGGCTAACAAGCCTGTCGTCCTTGAAGAGGCAGAGCAGCTAACCGCCTTCATACTAGGTGGTGGAGAGAAAGTGCAGGCGACAGCAGGGTACAACAAGATACTCGACCTGTTCCAAGGCGAGGCCAAGGGGTCTGGCCTTGAGGGTGTGCAGGGCACAGCGTGGGGCTACATCAACGCCGTGACTGAGTACGCCGATTGGTTCTCACGGGCACGTAGCCAAGAGAACCGCTTTGTGTCCGCACAGTGGGGGCCGGGTGCTGACCTCAAGCAGCGTGCACTGGACGCTGTGCTGGCTGTGTAATTAACCGGGGGCTTCGGCCCCCACAACAGGAGAAGCAATGATTACATTTATAAAGAACTATTTCCGCAGACCCACGCCGCTGGAAATGATCGCCAAGGAATTGGCTGTCGCACACTTGTGCAAGCTAGAAGCTGAGACGGCAGTTGACTATGCCGTGAGTGTCGTGCGCTACAACGACACACGCATCAAACGGTTAGAGCAACACATCAACAACCACAAGGAGCAGGTATGAGTGACACCAAGGAGATGGTATTGCTGGTCAGTAATCTGCTGGTGCAGCAAGCGATTGAGTCACGGGCAAGAAAGCCCGAGTCAGTGTGGCTCCCTCATTCGTTTGAGGAGGCAGAAGCCAATGCAAACTTGTTTGCCAAGACACAATTATCGGTCACCGACCCCGAGCGCAAGCGCAACTTGATACGAGCGTACGACCGAGTTAAAAAATCACGGGAGACATATTCTACGAGGAGTGCAGCATGAGAGTTTTGTCTGTTAGTTGGAGTCCAGAACGGGACATTACCAAACTTAAATTTACTGACGAGTTTTTATCTTCTGGTTGGATCGTAAGAGCAGACGTTTTAAAAAACCTTGTTTACGTAATACAAAAAATGTATGACGAAATTTTAGAGGAAGAACACCATGTATGACGATGGCGACTATGGTGGGATTGATGAGTTTATGCACTGGGTGACCGTCATCATTCTCTTTCTGATGACTATTGTTTTTCTCGCAGGAGTTGCGGGATTCATTTGGGTTTTAATATGAAATACACACCAGCACCTTGGTATAGCAGAGGGGCGTCAATACGCCCAGCAAAAGGCCCCGGCAGCACAGGAGGGTACAAGCCCTTGGCATCGGCGCAGCACGACAAGCGCCTGCCTGACAACCGTCTGGAAAATGCAAGGATGATTGCTGCTGCCCCAGAACTATATGAAGCCCTTTCATGGCTGATGCGACAAGTACCAGAGCCAAGCCTGAAGGGTGAATACACAACAGGCTATCTTGCTTGCAAAGTTGCATTGCACAAAGCCATAAACGGAGAAAGGCTAGGAGCATGAACACCGAAGAAGACGAATTTAAGAGGATCGAAGCAGAGGCCAAGCGCCGAGCAGCACAGGAAGACGATGACACACAAACCTATACAAGTGAGAGTGCAGCCTCATACTCTTATCGCTGCGGGTACGAGGCGGGTGCTGCCGCCGAGCGTGAGGCGTGTGCAAAGGTAGCAGATAGATGGCCTGACTACGATGTGCAGGGATTGGCTGAAGCTATCAGAGCAAGGGGACAAGCATGACCTGTAAAGACAAACTTGAAAACAATGGCACTTGCCCTCATCACAATCTGCAATGCGGGTGGCCTAAATGCAATGAGCCAGAACAGGAATTTGTCGGTTGCATCCCTAGTCATTGGGTAGATAAGGCAAAGCAGATTGCTAATGGGCCTATCGCATATCCAGATGCCGAAAGAGCACATCAGGCAATCGCGCTAATTAAGATTCTGTTGAAGTCCACCCCACCACAGCGCACATGGGTGGGGCTGACGCAAACACAGGTCAAGCTGCTGTGGGAGGGCGTGCCAGAGGAGGCCATCAAGTCTGGCGATTCTGTGAACTGGATTTTTTACACGCACATCAATGAAGCTTTGAAGGAGCGGAACACATGAAATACGAAGACATAAAAGACTTCTATCAACGCTGTGACGAACACCCCGAACATCAAAGCGGGATAATTAGTAACTCAATGATTCAACAGCGGTTACACGAAGAGATTGACGAACTGCGTGAGTACATTGAAGCCAAACTCAAGGAGAAGAATACATGAAAGAAGAGTGGCTATTTCAAGGAGCCGTAGTCCCAGTAGACGTTGAAACAACAGCAGCGCTTGTAACTGAAATCAAAAGGTTGATTGACGTTGTTGGCGGTATGGCTTTGGCACAGCCAGAGCAGCAAGCCGAGCCACCAGAGTGGCCTTTGATTAAGAACATCTTGGACGAGTACGGGTTACAGGCAATTGCTTTTGTTGCGGAGTGGAAAAAAACACAGCAGCAAGCCGAGCCAATATGCCCCGAATGCAAAGCAGCAGTGCTTTATGAGTGCGTGGCTTGCAGCAGCAACAACTACCCACCCGCAGCACAGCGCCCGTGGGTAGGGCTGACGGATGATGAGATAAAAGAAATCGTTGGGCCGTATGGAGACACACCCATCAAAGGATACACACGCAAACTGTTTGACCAGATTGAAGCCAAACTCAAGGAGAAGAACACATGAGATTTTTTACACAAGGTCGTATTGATGGGCTTGATAAAACAACAGAGGCGGGTTTTGCTGAAGCCTTGTTGATTGCTATGTCCAATTTGAAGAACGAGCAAGGCTTGTTGTTGAATGTCAGGCTGAGTGATGATTTCAATCAACAGATTGACTTTGCAAAACAAATTGCGCGAATGATGGTCAAGGAGCAGCCAGAGCAGAAGCCTGTGGCGTGGGGTGTTTTTGATGGCCCAAATTTGCATGACGTGGACTTCACTGAAGAAGAGGCGCATGAAATGGTTCGGCTGAAAGGCGATGGGTCAGTAGTAAAGCCCCTCTACACATCCACGCAACCACAAATGCAACCCTGCGCCGGTCGCAACTGCGGTAGCACCAACCCCAACCTGCACTCGGCTGAGTGCTTCGAGGACTACGAGAAGTCAACTGGAATGGCACAACCGGTGGCACCAAAGTGTGGGGCAATCATCGAAGTGTTTGGTAAGGACTGGCGGATTGACTACATGTCGCTTCCAGTAGGCAAACACAAACTCTATACCCAACAGTACACCTACATCGCCCCACTAGCAGAGCAGGAGTTTGTGGCACACGCTGTCATAGCTGGCGCACTGTTTGACTTCATGGGCTGGTTGACTTCACGCAAGGAACGCCTTGTGCTGTCCTCCGCTGATGAAGCATCGCCAGCAGTAGATGCAATCAGGGACTTTGCAAAGATTCGGGGCTTGTCGCTGGATGACGCAAAAGTGCAGGACTGGAACACCACCCCACCACAGTGTAGGCCGCTAACAGTGCATGAAATCGCAGAGTTTGTAGGTACGAAAGAATATGGGTCAGAACAGCTTAAATGGTTTCGTTTTGGTGAAGCCGCCCATGGCGTAAAGGAGAACACATGACAGACGAAGAGCGTTTACAAATGATTACCGAACAGCTTATCTTGGTGCGTGACAATTTGTTTCGTAACATGAGTAAGTCAATGCAGAAGCTACAGGCACGAAGCATCAATGAAGTATTGGAGTTGCCCAATCACACACAATCACCACAGCGCCCGTGGGTAGGGCTGACGGACGAGGAGGTGCGGGATTTGTGGTCATGGTCTGCAACGTCAGAGGCAGAGAAAACAGCAACCACTCAACAACACGCATTTGCCAGAGCCATTGAAGCCAAACTGAAGGAGAAAAACACATGACTGAAACTGTATCGCTTGAAGTTGCCATCGAGGTCGTTTTACGCAACGGGCCTACGTTCGAGACTATTGCTGGACTATGCAAGATGGCGGTGGAGGCAGACAGGTTGACACAACCAGAGCAAGAGCCAGAACCTGTGCCTGAAAAGAAGTGGATTTACGGCACACCCCTGCTGGATGCCATGACTCAAGACTATGTGCCAACACAACGCCCGTGGCAGGGGCTGACGGATGATGAAATTGAAGATTTTGTAAGCGCATTGTGGCCTGTGGGAGTAGGAGCAGGGAAACTTCTCCGAGCCATTGAAGCCAAACTCAAGGAGAAGAACACATGAACGATAAATTAAAAGCTTTGATAGAAGACTTGCGTTTAAACCATGGGTTCTGCCCAAAGGAAGTCATCTTGCAAGCGGCAGATGAGTTGGAGAAGATGGGCGGTCACATTGAAACCCTATACGCCATGTACAAAGTAGCAGTTAAGCAACGGGACTACCTGATGGATCAACAACGAGCGCAGGTTGAGGCTATGCGGGGTAGAGTGCAATGACCTACAACGCAGAACAGATTACCTATATGTTGGCTGAAGCTATAGACCAAAACCGTGAGTACAAGTCATGGCATTGCAGTACTCAGCACCTGATGGCCCTTGTTGAGAGGGTTGTTGCCGAGGAGCGTGAGGCGTGTGCACAGTTGTGTGAAGCCTTGCCTGAGCCTGATGGTGCAGACTTAGCGGAGCGAATCCGAGCAAGGGGACAAGCATGACTGACTGCCCAAACTGTGCGTATCACAGGAAACGAGCACAACTGTGGCGTGATGAAGCCTACAAACAAGCAGGGCATCCGTTGCCTGAGCGTGAGCGTGAGTGGGTAGGGCTGACGGATGAAGATTGGGCCAAGGTTGGGGATATGCCCGACACGTTTGATCAAGGTGTAGCATGGGCACAGGCAAGACTGAAGGAGCGCAACACATGACTTATGAAGAGTTTTTAAAATTTGTGCCAGCCAAGTGCATATACGAAACCCTTTACGAGGACACTGAGGGCCGACCAATACTTGTGATCAGTATGCTTGGTGCGTATGGCATGGTGAACAAAGCACAACGCCCGTGGCAGGGGCTGACACTAGAAGAGGTTTTGGATTTGTTTGATGTAAACAATGTCTATGGCAGTAAGTGGATTGAGTTCGCCAGAACAGTCGAAGCCGCCCTGAAAAAGAAGAACACATGAGATGCCCCATCTGCAACGCACAGACTGATGTAAAAGACTCACGAACACGAAAGGAAACCAACAGTGTTATCAGAAAACGGAAATGCTTCAACGACCACCTCTTCCAAACGGAAGAAAAAACCAATCAACTTCTACGACCCGTTCACGAGGGTAGACCCCAAGCTGCTGGAACAGATGTACCGAGCAGCACAGAAGGAAAAGCGTAAAGAATTACCAGAGGCACTACTATGAACGGCATACCCACATTCAGTACTTGGGACAGGGCAACGCTAGATCAGTTTGCGCTGGACGCATGCGTCAAGATGCAACAGCAGCAAGAAACGATTGAGCAGTTGACGCTGGATAAGAAGACCGCCCTTGAAGCGTACCGCAGGCTAATAAAAGGGACTTCACATGACGCCTGAAGCAAGAGTTAAAAACGAAATCAAGAAGATGTTGGATGCCCATGAGGTGTACTACTTCATGCCAGCAGCCAACGGATACGGACGCGCAGGGATACCCGACATCGTGTGTTGCGTCAACGGGTGCTTCCTTGCGATTGAGTGCAAGGCAGGCAAAGGAAAAACAACAGCCCTGCAAGACAGGGAGTTGATAGCCATCCACAAGGCAGGAGGTAGCGCTGTGGTTATCAACGAGACTTCCCTGCACACACTGCAGGGAATCATTACAGACATCAAACAAAGGACAACGACATGGACTTAGAGACTGAACGCATGCAAGCCATGCAGAATGAGATGAACGAGCGGCTTGAGCTTTTTTCGGCGGAAGAGAAAGTGCATCTGGCGGAACTCATGCTTGTGCTAACCCGGTGCTACGGCCCTGACCCAAACTGCGCCGTAGTGCTGACCTACAGCAACGGCAAACTTTCAATCATGTCAATGAACAACACAGAGCTAGAAGCACACACGCTTTGCAAAGATGCAGCAAGCATCTTGGCTGACAGCCTAGGCAGCAACAACCAACCGAAGGACATACATTGAGCCAACCATACGACACCATCCTGACCATCGACTTTGAAACCCGATGGGACAAGGCCGACTACACCCTTTCCAAGATGACCACCGAGGAGTACATTAGAAATGAGAAGTTCAAGGCTTTCGGAGCATGCATACATGAGTATGGAACTGATAGACCTACTCAGTGGTATGGAGGAGATGAGCTTCATCGAATCCTATCAACATATGACTGGACGCGAACAGCCGTCCTTGCACATAACGCCCAATTCGATATCGCCATACTGGAATGGGTATACGGAGTGCACCCCTGTTTTATCTTCGACACCCTGTCAATGGCGCGAGCTTTACGGGGCGTGGAGGTTGGCAATTCCCTCGCCAAACTTGCAAGCGATTTTGGTCTTCCCCCCAAAGGGACAGCCATATATTCTACGGATGGACATGCCGTCCTTGAGCCTGAGGTTGAAAGAGAACTTGCTGAGTATTGCAAGCACGACGTATATCTCTGCGAAGGGATATTCAAAAGACTCGCGGAGGGCTACCCTGCAAAGGAACTACGGCTCATCGACATGACGCTGAAGATGTTCACTGACCCTACGTTGGTGCTTGACCCAGACATGCTGGCCGATGCACTGTTGGATGAAAAGGAACAGCGGGAGGCACTGCTGCTGCGGCTCAAGATCAACGAGTCGCAGTTGGCATCCAACCCACAGTTTGCCGCCGTACTGAACGAGCTTGGTGTGCCCACGCCATACAAGAAAAGCAAGACCACAGGTGAGCAGACCTTGGCGCTGGCTAAGACAGACGCGCTGTTCCAAGCCATGCTCAACGGAGACAACGAAGAGGTGGCGCTGCTGTGTGAGGCTAGGCTGAAGGTGAAGTCCACAACGGAACGCACACGGGCACAGCGCTTCCTTGAGATCAGCACACGGGGCACGCTGCCTGTGCCACTGTCCTACTACGGAGCCTCAACGGGACGCTGGACAGCCGCAAGGGGGAGCGCCATCAACATGCAGAACCTCAAGCGGGGGAGCTTCCTACGCAAAGCCATCATGGCCCCGGAGGGACACCAGTTGGTGGTGGGTGACCTGTCTCAGATCGAGCCCCGAGTGCTGGCATGGCTGGCTGACTACGATGATCTGCTGCACATCTTCAACGCCGGGGGTGATCCGTATGCTGCCTTCGGTGCACAGATGTTCAACATCCCCGGCTTGACCAAGGAGAGTCACCCTGACTTGAGGCAGTCAGCCAAGTCTGCGCTGTTGGGTGCAGGGTATGGGCTGGGTTGGGCCAGCTTTGCTGCACAACTGTTGGTTGGGTTCCTCGGCGCACCACCTGTGCGCTACACCAAAGAGTTTGCCAAGCAGTTGGGAGTGACAAGGGAGTCCGTAACTGAGTTTGTTGAGTGGGAGGGCAACCTAGAGAAGATGAGGGCCGTGCCACACATCTGTACCGAGCCTGAGTTGCTGATACATTGTGTTGCAGCCAAAGCAATCATTGACAACTACCGCAAGACCGCCGCGCCGGTTGTTAAATTCTGGAACCTGTGTGGGGAACTGATACACCGCAGCCTGTTCAGCGGTAAGGAGTACACGCACAAGTGCCTGACCTTTAGCAAGGGGCAGATAAAACTGCCCAGTGGGATGTGCTTGCTGTACCCCAACTTGCGGCGGGGAAAGAACGAAGAAGGAAAGTTGCAGTGGACGTACGGCCTAGATGCGAGTAAGATATACGCTGGCAAGATTACAAACAACGTCACGCAAGGCGTAGCAAGATGCGTGATGACAGACGGGATGCTCCGCGTAGCAAAGAGATACCCCGTCAAAGGCACAGTACACGACGAGTTGATCGCCGTTGTACCGGATGCGGAGGTTGAAGAAGCTAAGACTTGGGTCTTGGAGCAAATGACTATGGAGCCACGGTATCTGCCGGGGATTCCATTAAACGCTGACGGCGGCGCACACCGTAGGTATGGACTAGCCAAAAGGTAATCACATTGAAGATACCAAAGAAAATCAAGATAGGCCGACGATGGTACACCATCGAAGTAGTCGAGCAGATGCCAAGAGTAGGGCACATGGGGGACATTGACTATCCCCCAAGCCAGCACATCCGTGTCGGCTTGCGTAGCAGCAGGACAGGCAAGAGTTTCAAGCAGGAAGAAGTTGCTGATACGTTCTGGCACGAAGTGGTGCACGCCATACTGCATGACATGGACAGCAGGCTGTACCGCAACGAGACGTTCGTCAGTGCGTTTGCCGCCCGTCTAACCAAAGCAATCAACTCAGCGAGGTTCTAAATGACCAAGGTAGTATGGAGCCACTCATCCCTCAAAGACTTTGAGGGATGTGCCCGTAGGTATCACGAAATCAAAGTTCTTAAAAAATACAAGTTTCAAGAAACAGACGCAACGCGATACGGCACGGACTTGCACAAAGCGGCAGAAGACTACCTTGCTGATGGGGTGGTACTGCCATCCCGGTTTGCCTTTGTCAAGGACGTTCTGGATGTGCTTGATAAGAAGCCCGGACGCAAGCTGACGGAGCACAAGATGGCTCTGACAGAAAAGCTGCGTACCTGTGAGTGGGACGCGCCTGATGTGTGGGTGCGCGGCATAGCGGACTTGCTCATCATTGACGACGAGAACCTGACGGCGTGGGTGGTGGACTACAAAACGGGCAACAACAGATACCCTGACAGAGAGCAGCTTGTGCTGATGTCACTGCTGGTGTTTGCCCACTTCCCCCACATCAGACAGGTTAAGTCGGCCTTGCTGTTTGTTGTTAAGAACGACATGGTTAAGCACAACATGTCTGTCGATGAAACCAAAGATGAGTGGCAGCGCTATCGTGAGCGTTCAGCACGCATTTCCGCATGCATTGACAGTGGCGTGTGGAACCCCAAACAAACGCCACTATGCGGGTGGTGTGCAGTGAAGAGTTGTGAATTTAACCCCAAGCACTAGGAGAACAGCATGACACAAGTCAACGGCAAGCGTGATTACAAACACGCATATGTTTTGCAAAAGAAAAGCGGAGAGACAAAAGACTTTCTTGAACGACAGAAGGCACGCCAAGCATACGATGCCAAGGGCATTGATCGAACGGGGAAAGACATTGACCACATCACACCGATACGCAAGGGCGGCAAGTCAACACCGGGCAACACCCGACTGCGTAGCCCAAAAGCAAATCAAAGCGATAACAAATAACACGGAGAAGCAATGGAAATCATAGAAAACAAAGCACTGTTACTGCGAACTCGTGACCCCGGTAAATACGGCATCATCCCCAAGAGTCGAGTCGTTGAGCAGCACGAAGACGGGTCGGCATCTGTAGCAGTTTACTGGGGGCTGGAAGAAGCAAAGGTGCTTAGAAACTTGGGTGTCAAAGATGTACCCTCGCCCATAACCAAGCGCTATCACTGGCCCGGACGTTACATACCGATGGCGCACCAGATTGAGACAGCGGGGTTCCTAACCCTGAACCGCAAGGCGTTCTGTTTTAGTGAGCCGGGTACGGGCAAGACCTTGAGTGCGCTGTGGGCCGCAGACTACTTGATGTCACAGGGCGTGGTGCGAAGGTGTCTGATACTGTGCCCCCTGTCCATCATGCACAGCGCGTGGTTGTCGGACATGACCAGTAGCATCATCCACCGTTCTGCCATCGTCGCCCACCATGCTCAAGCTAGTCGGCGCATTGAGATGGTGCAGCAGAACTACGAGTTCGTCATTACCAACTACGATGGGTTGAACCTGATTGCGGACGAAGTGCGTAACGATGGGCGGTTTGATTTGGTGATTGCGGATGAGGCCAACGCCTACAAGATGCCCACTACCAAAAGGTGGAAGTCGTTGCAGAAAGTCATCACACCCAACACATACCTGTGGATGATGACCGGCACACCCGCTGCACAGTCTCCCGTGGATGCATACGGGCTTGCCAAGTTCGTTAACCCCAACGGCGTGCCGAAGTTCTACACAGCATGGCGGGATCAGGTGATGAACAAAATCACGATGTTCAAGTGGGCTCCCAAAGCAGATGCGCCTGAGACCGTGTTTGCTGCCTTGCAGCCTGCGATACGCTTCACCAAAGCACAGTGCCTTGACCTACCACCGGTCATCACAATGGTGCGCGAAGTGCCGCTGACCCCACAGCAAAACAAGTACTACGTGATGCTCAAAGAGCAGATGCTGGTGCAAGCGGCAGGGGAGACCATCACGGCTGTGAACGCTGCTGCGGGTGTGAGCAAGCTGTTGCAGATCAGTTGTGGGGCTGCGTACACAGACACAAAGGAAGTGGTGGAGTTTGACTCCTCCCCACGCCTTGCTGTGCTGGAGGAAATACTAGGAGAGACACAGCGCAAGGTCATCATCTTTGCCTTGTTTCGTAGCACCATCTCAGCGATACACGCACACCTGTTGAAGCACCACATAGCAACGGAAATGATCCACGGCGACATACCCCCCATCAAACGGGGAGACATCATCAGGCGCTTTCAAAACGAGCCTGAACCAAGGGTGTTGGTGATGCAACCGGCAGCGTCCGCACACGGCATCACACTGACCGCTGCGGACACGGTGGTGTTCTACGGCCCCCTGATGTCTGTGGAGCAGTACACCCAGTGCATCGCCAGAGCAGACCGCAAGGGGCAGGACTCAGACAAAGTTACGGTGGTGCACATTCAGGGATCGCCAATAGAAAGACGCATGTTTAAAGCCCTTGGAGAAAAAGTGAGCGACCACTCTCTACTAACCAAGCTGTTCGACATTGAAATTAAAACAGGAAAGGGGTTGCAAATGTAAAAAAAACTACTACACTGTCCAACCCTTGACAAAACTACATGGAGAAGCAAATGGAAACAGAAGTGATTGAGGTGCTGCCGCTTGATCGGCTTGCCAAAATCTACCGCAAGATGCGTTCCGCAATTGAGGTCTTGACGAAAGAGTATGACACTCAAGTCGAAGCCATCAAGGAGCAGCAGGAGGGCGTGAAGAACGCCATGAAAGACCAGATGAAGGCGCTGGGCGTCACATCTGTGAAAACAGCAGAGGGCACGGTCATACTCTCCGTGAAGACCCGCTACAACACGCAGGATTGGGACTCGTTCAAACGATTCATCATCGAGAACGAAGCCGTTGACTTGCTGGAGAAGCGGATCGCACAGAGCAACATGGCGCAATTCTTGACAGAAAACCCCGGACTCGTACCTCCGGGACTCAACTCATCGTCTGAGTATGACGTAAGCGTACGCAAACCAACTTAACAGGACTACTAATGGAAATCATGCTTTTTAACTCTAAGACTGCCCCCGCTCACGTTCGTTCAGGGCAGCTTTCCGAAACTGCCAAAGCCCTGTCGGGCGGTGCAGGCAACAACATCAAGCGCATCAGCACAAAGGGCGGCGTGTTTCGTTTGATGGCTGGCGGCAAAGAGGTCGCCAACATCGAGGAGCGCCACCTTGATATCGTGATCGTACTAGCTGCCCCCAAGGTCAGCCGCATTTTCTATGCAGCAGCGTATGACAGCGACAAGATTGCGCCTCCTGACTGCTCTTCCACAGATGGCGAAACGCCTGATGCGGGTGTGGCTAACAAGCAGTCCGACAGTTGCATGGGTTGCCCCCAGAACATTGCTGGCTCTGGCAACGGCAACAGCCGTGCGTGCCGCTATCAACAACGTCTGGCTGTGGTGCTGGAGGATGCGATTGATGGGGATGTGCTGCAACTCACGCTGCCAGCAACGTCCATCTTTGGTAAGGATGAGGGCGACAAGCGCCCCCTGCAAGCCTACGCGCGGTTCTTGGCGAACCAGAACCCTCCGGTTAACCCCGAGGCGGTTGTGACCCGCATGCGCTTTGACACCAAGGCCGAAGCCCCCAAGCTGTTCTTCCAACCCATGCGCTGGCTGACAGACGCCGAGTATGCTACCGTCATGCAACAGGCTGCTACGTCTGATGCCAAGCGTGCCATCGCATCTACAGTGGCGGCGGCAGACGGCGTTAAAGCTGAGCCGTTGGCTCTGGCAGGCAAGGCTCCCAGCAAGCCCCCCGTTGTTGTTGAGGAAGAGGATGAAGAGGTTGCGCCGCCACCGCCAAAAGCTAAAAAGGCCAAACCTGCTCCAGCAGTAGAGGAGGAAGCAGAACCCGAGGTGCGTAAAACCGCAACCAAGGTAACGGCTGTCCCGGCTAAAAAGGGCAGCCTGTCTTCTATTGTGGCTGATTGGGACGACGAGTAATATGTTGCTGGGGTACAAGCAGCGGTCGCACTACGTGGGTCGGGGTGAGTAGACTCCTCGTTAATTGATACACACATACCCACGACTGCGTTTCCTGACTTGTACCCCACACTTAATACCTATGGCCTACTCACAAAAAATTATTGGACTCGTTGCGTCTAACCCTAAAACACTGGGCAACCAGTTAGGGCGATGGGCAGTCCATCTCAATTTTCCCGTAACCAAGATATCCCGTGCACTGGGTGTTACCCGTCAAACAGTTTATAACTGGTTCACAGGTACTGAAGTGTTCGTTGGCTATCGTGGGCGCGTGGAACTGCTTTTAAAAATTATGCAAGCCTCATCCACAGCAGATGAAGCATGGAGAAGAATATGCAAGGAATACAACCTCAAACCCTGACCGATGCAGAACTGGCGAAGTACGCCCACCTGCAAGGAGCGAAGGGATTAAGCCCAGAATGGGTAACAGAACTCATCACACGGTTTGAATCGTTGCTGATGGACTATGAGGAGTTAGAAGCCAAGCTAGAAGCCAAACTGTAAACAAGGACAGACATGACCCCGCTTGAATTCCTAGCGGTTGTTTTACCGTCCCCACAATACGGTTTGTATTGCGCGGCAGAACTCAGCACAAATAAAAGAGAGCATACCTTTGTTCAAAACTTGGAGGACATGTACCCCACCGTAACCAACTGGGTGGGGGACAACAAAAACGTCTACTTTGCGTTAGCATCTTACGACCCTGCGGTTGCAAAAATCAAAGGGAACAAGGACAGACGCACTGCCGATAACGCACGCTGGATAAAAGCGTTCTTTATCGACATGGATAACTACACATCCAAGAAGGCGGCGGCTACGGCACTTGATGGGTTCCTGACCAAGACAGGTCTGGGAGCACTGGGTGTGCCGTGGATTATTGACTCTGGCGGTGGGCTGCATTGTTACTGGCCCTTGAAGGATGCCGTTGACATAACAACGTGGAAGCCGGTTGCGGAGAACCTAAAGCGCCTCTGCAAGCAGGAGCAACTCACCATCGACATGACGGTGACCGCCGATGCCGCACGGGTGCTACGCATTCCTGACACCACCAACTTCAAACCGAAGTACACAACACCGCGCCCCGTGCGCTTGGTGGCGGAAGGGGATGTGTTTACCCTTGCTCAGTTTGCCAGCGTCATCCGGGGGCAGCTATTGGGATCGGTTTATGAGACCAAACCCACTAGCACGCTGGGGCTGTCGGGGGTGCGCCCTACGGCATCAGTGACGCCAACCAGTATCAAATTGTTTGAGAACAGCGCAACACGATTCAAAACAATCTGGCTGGCTACACAGAACGGCAGGGGCTGCGGACAGTTGGCACACTACGCACTGCATGCTTCAGAGGACGGCATGGAACCGTTGTGGCGGGGCATGTTGTCGCTCACCCAGAAGTGCGTGGACGGGGACAAAGCCTCGACATGGTTGAGCAACATGCACCCCTACGACCATGACCGCATGCACGAGAAACTGCGGCAGATCAAAGGCCCGTACCCATGCGTCAAGTTCGACTCTGAGAACCCCGGTGTCTGTCCCCAGTGTGAGCATTGGGGGCGGCTTACCAATCCACTGGCACTGGGGCGTGAGGTGATGACGGACAACACCGAGCGTGAGATTGAGATTAAAACGGTAGCCGCCAGCACCGTTGTGGAAGATGCGCCGATTAAAGTAACCCGCCCCAAACCACCTCGCGGCTACAGCTACGGCGCTCGTGGTGGTGTTTTTTGTGAACGTATTGTGGAGGACGCCGATGGCGTTAAGTCAAAGAAGCAAATCATGATCTTGCCGTACGACATGTTCGTGGTAGACATACTCAACCACAACGCTGAACACACGGTGCACTTAATGGCGCTTCGTCCCGAAGCCGCTACCGATGTAACCATGCCTATGAAGGCCATTGTAAGTAAGGATGAAACTGTGAAAGCACTAGCTCAACAAAACATAATCTCCTCGTTTGGAGCAAACAACGACAAGAACCTTGCGGATTACGTTCGCGCCTGCGTAGAACAATCCAGCACCACCAAGGTGGCGGTCAAAGTACCCGACAGCTACGGATGGCAACCAGACAACTCGTATGTGTTTGCTGGCCGTATTTTTACCAAGGACGCAGCGCCTGTCTGTGTGCCCATGCCGGGGCTGGAGAATCTGACGGTCAACACTGAACCCAAAGGCACGCTGGACAACTGGCGCAAGTTCATACAGATGCTCATCAACCGCAGGATGTACTCGCACCTCGCCATCATGCTGGCAGGAGCCAGCGCCCCCTTCATGCGCTTCACAGGTATCTACGGGCTGACGTACCACTGCGCCTCCACAGACTCAGGCACGGGCAAGTCACTGGCGCTAGAAGCGGCAGCATCCATCTGGGGCCACCCCACCCACTACCGCACAGGCAAGGGTACTTCTCCAGTTGCCATGCAGCAGCGTCTAGGTCTGCTCAACAGTCTGCCGCTCATCACGGATGAGATCACCAGCAAGAACCGGGCAGACTTCGAATGGTTCCCGGCGTTTCTGTTGGATATGACTGAGGGGCGCGGCAAGGAGCGGATGGAGTCCGGGGCGAACAAGGAGCGCTTGAACCTGTCCACATGGATGACAACCTGCTTGATGTCGTCCAACACCAACGCCGTGGACTACCTGACGGGGGGACGCAAGCATGCCTCTGAGGGCGAACTACGGCGGCTGTTGGAGTTCGTGCAGAACGAGAAACTGAAATGGGAACCGCATGAGATTGAGGTCATCAAATCTCTGCAAGAGAACTACGGCGTGGCTGGCTACGTACTGTCTGACTACTTGGCTAAAAACTTTGATGCCTTCCCGGAACTGGTGTCTGGCAGCGTCAGACGCATGTATGTGGAATTCAAAGCCACCAATGATGAGCGTTTCTGGATGGCGGGTGTCGGTGCGCTGGTAACCGCTGGCCTTGTCATGGGCAGCAAGCACGCGAACATCATCGACTTGCCTATGGCTCACATCATCGCCCACCTCAAGACCGTTGTAGAGGGCATGAGGGCAAACATGAAGCACAGCGCAAAGACCGCAGAGGATGTGCTGAACTCCTACACCCGCGAGTCATACGGCAACTTCATTGTGATCCACGAGGTGGTCGGGGGTTACATGGCAACGCTTGGATTGGAGGACGACCAGAAGATCAACTGGCGCGAACTCACCCGATCTAACGTGGCAGGCCGCATCGAACACGGCGTTACTGAGGGGTACATCGACTACTTCATTGAAGAGCAACTGCTCAAGGCGTACTGCTCATCCATGAGCTTCGGGTACGCCGAATTCAAACGACAGTTGTCGGGCATGTGCCGGGTGGAGTTTATAAAGAAGGACATGATGGCACGCACCAAGGGGCCGCAGATGCGGGTTAACGTGATGAAGATAAGCCGCCGAATAGGGGAGGTCGATGATGCCATTGGTGATTCGCTATCCGTGGCGACTGATTGAACGGGGGCAGGGGTTTTTTATCCCCTGCCTTGATATTGAGGCGGTAAGGGAGGAGGGGCTAAAGAAAGCGCTCTCCCTCCGCATGCTGGATGCCCGTGGTGTTACGGGCATCCGCAAGGGGTTTACGGGCGTGTGGTTCTATCGGTTAGCCGTTCGAAACTCACCGCAATCCGGTTCTGTTCCGTCTTGATTTTATCCAGCATGTTGTCCTTCTGCGCCGTGGTCATTGTGGGGTGCGCCCGTATCTTGCGCTCCATTGAGTACAGATCGCCCAAGCGTTTGAACGTCTGCCCAGACACAGCGGCAGCGGCCAGTTCGTTAGCGTAGCGCTGTGCAAATGCCGCAGCTTCCGCACGCTGCCCACGTTCCACCATGTGCACATAGGTCTGTCGCGCTTGCTGGATGCGTTCCATGTGGTCATAGGCCGCATCAATAAACCCACGCCCTTCAGCCGACTGAAACAAGCCCCCGATCAAGGGCTGTTTGTTCAACGGCACAGAGGCTTTCTCTCCTGTGCCACTAGCCCCTAACAGCGGGTCAAAAACTTGCAGCAGCGCCACACCCAAGCCACCCGTGTACCCACGCACAAGGTGCGTCAGCATGATGGGCGACACGCCTGCCATCCCGGTTAGCGACCCGGCTATGCGTAGCGCTTCGGGTGTCGTGTCTTTGAACCGATACTCGGCCTGTATCTTTTTCTCTCGTTCAGACTCAATTGGGCCAACGGTAGTGCTTCCGTAAAACGCCTCTAGCACAGGCTTGGCGGCTGCTGGGACTACGCCCGGAACCGATTGCGCCAGCACACCACCCATACCTTTAAGCGCCTCCCGGGCTTTGGTATCCCGGAAAACAAGGTCAATTATCATCTGCGGCAGTGCAACAAACAGCACACCAACCTCATAGGGGATGGGTATCTTGAGCGGTTCTTTAAGCCCCGGCAAGGGCATGAACAAGTTGCTGTAGCGCTCCTGCGGAGTTGCTTTCTTGTACGCCTCATCGTCCTGCATCATGGCTGCATACGCCATAACACCAACAGTCAACATCGCCCCCCGTGCGTACAGCTTGCGTTTCAATTCCAGTTGTTCAGAGAACGGCAGCTTGCCCTTCAGCGCACGGTACAACAAATCCAAGCCCTGCACTTGGGAATTAAAAAACGGAATCAGCGTACTCAAATAGTGCATGCTGGGCGACAGGCCGTGCCGACCAAAGTTCTGAGACTCGGCAGCGTTAAGCTGTGCCCGGAACTCAGACAAACCTTTTTTCAACCCGTCTTGATAAACCGTGGCGCGGGTAGCAGCGTCTGTCTGCAAGGCAAACGTATCCAGCGCTCCCATTGTTTTTTTCCACCAGTTCTTGCCGGTGGCAATGCTCTCAATGAACTGCTGCATGTCCCGCTCACTGCCGCTAAACACGTTGCTGCTAACCACCAACCCACCACTGAGCGCATCCTCGGCAGTGCTCGTACCCATCCGCATTTTGCCAAGTTCTTTCAAGGCATTGAGTATGGGAACACCGTCTACGCCCGACAGTATGGCGGCGTTTATAGGGTCGCGGACAAGCTGCCGAAACGGATACACAGGAGCGCGGGTGACAAACTTACGCACCAAATCTGCCGGGTAGCCCATTGCACGCACAAGGATGGGGATGGTGGTTTTGATCCCCGACATCCCCGCAACAATTAGTTCCGCAGGTATCCCAAAGGTATCTGAGTCAATCGTTGCAAAATGCGGCTCACCCTTCAGGCGGTAGTGCACCGTGTCTTTAGAAGCAAGCCCTTGCCCCTTACCCATCTTGGAAACAAACCCCGCCTTGAACAGCGCGTTGCTTGACTCTAGCGACTCTTTGTTGTGCATCGACAAGCGTGTGAGCATGTAGGTGTTCTGCACCGCGCTTGTGAAAATAGGCAAGATCGTTTGTTCAGACCCCAGCATGCGGACGAGTTCCTTGTCGTTTGAGATGTCCCCTATGCGGATGGCAGTTTCAGAATCCGAGTACAGCTTGACAACCCCGTCCTCAATCCGATAGAACGGCACAAACGGCGTCTTCTTCAGTCGGGCAACTTCTTCTGCACTGAGTAGGTCGTGCTGTTCCGCAAAATCTAACAGGCCGCCGTTGAACTGTTTGTACTCCAGCAGGGCGGCATCCATGTACTTCTTGGCCGTGGGGTTTGTTTGTAGAGATGCAACGGCGTTTTCGTATTCAACTTTGGCCTCCGCAGCTTTCTTTCCCGCCAGCCGCTCCCATCCATTGGGCACAGCGTCAGCACGTTGCCCAGCAGCAATTCTGGTAAGCATCATCTCGCCATCTTTAACCCCGGACTTTTCCACAAGCTCCGCCACACGCACCATAGTAGCGCCTGCTTTGCGTCCGTAACCGTACTCCCCCGATTTTGGATCGCGCACTATGCTGATAGGCCCGTACGACAGGAACTGACCCACGGCCTGCGAAACCTTGTCGGCCATCCGCATGAAGTAGTTGGCTTGGAACAGTTCGTTGTTGGTCAGCTTACCTGCTTTTTCAGCAGCAGCAAAGGCTGCTTCCCTCGCCGCCTTAGCGTCTATGTACTGCACCCGTCCAGCCAAGCCTAAGAAGTTACCCCGGAAAGTTGTCAGCGCATCAGGGCTGCTACCAATAAATACCGACTGTGTTTTTGCAAAACTTGGCGTTGCGGCGTTGCCTACCTGCTGGCTAGACGGCGTAAAGATGTTGTCGATGGCAAGAATAGACGCATCCAGCATGTTGTCCACAGTCTTGGGGTCAATGCCAATGGCACGCAAGATAACGCTCTTGAACGCACGCAACATGTCCGACAGACGCCACGACCGCTCCTTCAACTGTTCTTGCAACCGTTGGTTTGACAGGACTTCAGCCACAAACTCTTTCAACGTCTTTTTGGCATTGACGCTGGTGACACCGGGGTCTTTCTTAATCATTGCGTGGATAGCCATAAGCTCTCTTATGGCGGCACGTTGGGTGTCCGTAAGCTGGCTTGGATCTTCGTCATACATGTCGAGCACACGGTCAGCGCCAGCGTGTGTGCCTTCGTGCAGCAGCGCCTCCTGATTTAACCCACCGTTGCGACTCAGGTACACCGCTTTCTTGTAGAACATGCCGATGGCTTCTTCGCCTTTGCTGTCCACAATCGTGTCCTGCACAGTAGAACTTGTGTCGTCCAACAACAACGACAGCCGCCGTGCAACAGCTTTGTTAAGGGCATCCGACCCCTTGTCGTTGGCAATATCTGTCAACGCCCCTTCAAGCTCATTGTTGGCAACCAAATCAATTTGGGTTGGCGATAGGTCACGGCTGTACCCTTCGACCCCACGGGCATACGAACGTGTGTAACCAAAGGTACTCCGTTCTGTCTCACTACTATCCAAAGTTGCTTTAGCTTTAATCCTACTCGGAGCCAACTCTTCTTGTTCAGGCGAGTATGCCCCCTGTGAAGATTCTTCTTTTCCAGTAGCAATTAGTCGAGACGTTGCGCTGCGACGAGTGCTTGGAATTGGTAGTTCCGCTGCTGCTAATTTGCCTCTAACAGTGTCTAAAATACGTTCACGCCTATCAGATTCGGCTTCTGCATCTTCCAATTCTGTTTGAGCAATCTCTCTAGCTGCGTTTGATTTTGCAGCCCTTTCGCGTTTGTCCGCTTCTGTAACCGCAGCAACAGCCTCTCTAAAACGCTCTGTTGCAGCAATAAGCTCTAAAGAATTACCGTAACCTAACAGGCGTTTGCCGGTTTCCATGCGGGTTTCAATTTCGGCTTCACTCAGCCCGTCCGTAAGCTGGTCGTATTGAGCTTGCAGTTCTGTACGGCGGGGTGTGTTTTTTGTGGCAGCGTCCAACTGCGCTTTGGTGAACGCAAGACTGAGTGCATTAGCTGACTCTTGTGATAAATCAGCTTCTTCCAACGCAACGCGACCCGATTGTTTTGGTTGGTTGCCTTTGGTAATAGATTTCCGCGACTCTTTAGTGCCCGAAAGCATTTCAGAAGGTGGAGGCGTTGCATCGCGTACAACTGGGCCTTTTGTAGGTCGCGGCAACCGAACACCTTCGGCAATTTCTTGGGTGTAGACGTCTTCGTCTGTAAGAAGAACACCCAAAGCGTCTGCGTTTGGGCCGACCTGTGTAGTTGTGTCTGTGCCCAAGTCATACACCTGAGTAAGTCGGGCCTCTAGTTTCTGTATTTCTTTTATTTTTGCCCTAACTGCTTTAGCATCAATGGATTTGTACGCCCTATCTAAAGTGTTTGTGATTTTAACAAGGTTGTCGTTTGCAGTTTTGAGCGCAGCCCCATCGCCTTTTTGTCGAGCGGCCTTGTCAACTTCTTGTTGCGCCAAACTAACTTGTGCACGCACCTTGTTTATTAAGTCTGTTTTTTCTAACTGTGCAAGTTCTGTTGTGGCTTTTCCCAACAGTTTTTTTGCATTAACCTGTGTGGCTTTGGCTACGCCAGAAGCTGTGCTGCGTACACGCCTGACGCCTTGAAGCCCCAATCCTTGCTGTGCGGCAGCTACAGTCTGTCCGGGCACACCAGCATAGGGTGCGTTACGCGCTGCGGTTGCCGCTGCTTTGGCTGTTTGTGCAGCTTGAGCGTCTGCTTTTTGTTTTGCAACTACGGCGGCTAATTTTTCTTTTGCCGTGTCGGCTTGGTCTAATGCATCTTTTTGTACCCTAAATGCTTCGTCTTTTTCTGCAATCAGTTTTTGCAGATCAGGAGAATTAGCCTGTTTTTGTACAAGCGCATCTATCTTTTGCTGTATTTCTTTTTTGGCGCTTTGTACTTTTTTACTTAGCTCCAACTGAAACAAGAGCAGGTCTCTTCGTGCCGCCGCATACATACCCACCGCTTTACTGTGTGCGGCATCTACTTTAAGCGCTTCCGGTTTTACAAAATTTAAAGCACTTGCAATACCAATCTCGTCCACAGCGTTAATAAAACTGGCTTTGTATTCTTGCAGTTTTTTATCCAACGGCGCTATTTGAGTTTCGGTATTGTTTACCGCCGTCTCTAACCGTTTTTTAGTTTCCAGTACTAGGTTTGTGTCTTGCCATTTAAAAGACGCAAACGCTTTTCGAATGGTCTGTGCATTTTTATAGAGCGCGTCTGTGCCCCATTTTTTTACCAATGCTTGTAGCTTACGAATTTCTTCCGCAACAGCTTCAAAAGAATCTGGGTTAAGCGTGCCACGTTCTGCAAAGCCTAATTGTGCTTTGCTGGTTAACAACGCAGCCATCTCGTTATGTGCTGCAACAAGTTTGTCTGCGGTACTAGCCGTTTGCGCTTCTTTTGTCACCGTTGAAACCAACACTTGTGCACGACTAAGCGCTACAGAAGCCTGCGCCACCTTGTTAACGGGTGTGATAGCCGTTTTGGGAATGTCTGACATTCCCCAGCTTTCTTTGTGCTTTGGCCCCTTGCGCGGCGCACCCGTTACATCCCGGTAACCCCTACCGCCTTGCAGTTCTTCCGCAAGACGTTGCCCCGGAGCCGCATTTCTTAAAACATCGGCTTGTTGATAGTAGGACTGCTGTGCAGTTTTTAACGCATCCGCTTCTGCTTTTAACTTTTCGTTCCTAGACAGCTCTTTTTCTAACAAGCCCTCTAGCTGTTGTACCGGCCCCTGTTTGCCTGTTTTGCGAATAGCGCTGCCTATGTTAGCAGTGCGCGTAAACCAAGCTGCGTCTTCACGCAGTTGGGCTTGCTCTTTACTGACAGAACTATCTAACTCAGATTCCGCAAGGTCTTTTCTTGCATTTTCAAGTTGCGTTTCTAACTTGGCTATGTTTGTTTGGTTTGCCGTCTTGCGTTCTTGCGTTTCTTCTGGGGCTAAACGCTTTAAACCATCCAAAGATTGTGTGGCGTTGTTAACAACAACATTAAGTTCGTTTAAACGTCTTTGTGCAGGTTCAAGGTTTGCAGCCGCCTGCAACCCCTCTGCGCCGCTAACCGCTGTTTTATAAAATTCACCGCCTGCCGTAGGCAAAGTGTTTTTCTTTACTACATCTTTTAAACGATTAACAAGCTCTTGCTGTTTGTCTCTTGCAGCTATTGCATCCGTCAACCCTGTTTCTGCTTGCGCTAATTGTTCCGGGGTTGCTTGTTTACGTGCTGTTTGGGTGTCTTTTTTAGCTTGCGCTAGCTCTGTTTCTTTTTGTTTTACGGCACTGGACAGCGTAATGTAGCGTTGTAGTTGTGCGGCAACCGAAGCGGCTTTGTCTTCAATTTTAACGGCCTGTTCCCGCAAATACTGCCCTGCATCCCCATCTGTTTTTGATAACGCCTTGCGTAACCCTTCAATTCTAATTTGCGAATTTACAACGGCTGTAAGTGCGGCACTTACTTGCTGTGTTGTCACTTCTTGTAGAAGATCGTCCATACCAAACAAATCTGTTTGGCCTTCTTGCGGCGCTTCCTGAGTGCGTTCAGCTTCTCGGGCTTGTGCAAACTTGTTGTACTGTTCGCTAACTTTTCCAGTAACTGCTTTTAATTCCTGTTCTGCTTTTTCAATATCAATAACTTTTTTATTTGTTTTAGCTGGAGCAAATTTAGCCAACAAGTCAGCTAACTGAGGTGTTTCAGAAATTTTTGCAAGCTGTGCATCCCGTTCTGCATATGCCACATCCAACTGCTTTTGAATACCTGCTGCAATCTTCCGTTGTTTTTCCAAAGGTTTAAGCAACTCATCTGCAACAGGGGCTGCGGGTTCAGCTTCTGGCGTAGCCTGTTCCCGACTAACTAACAAATTGTATTTATCTCTAGCCCGACTGATTTCTCTTTCCACAAACGTACGTTGGTTTTTAAGAACCAACAACGCATCTACTTTGGCTGCATTTGTAGGAGCCCCGGCTTTTTGAATATCCTCATTCAGTTCAGTAAGCAAACGGGTGTTATCCCGAAATCGATCTAGTTCGTCTTGTGCGTCTAGTATGGGCAGCGTTTCTGTTTTCTTATTTGCAAACTGCCCTAAAAGTTCACGCGCTGTTGCGCGTTGTACGTCTGTTTCTGGAGCCGTTGTACGCAAAGCGCTGCCTGCACCTTGCTGACTTGTTTCTTTGGATGTTGCAGGAGGTACAGCCCTATTGATAAATTCTGCTGCTTGGGCATTACCAGCAATATCCAACGGTGTGGCTTTAGGTTGCCCCGCCAGTTCCTGCCCTGCGGTTTTTGTGTCGTACCCCGTAAGAAATAACCGGTCAACTAAATCAGCAACTCGTTCATTACTCAGGTCTAGATTGCCTTTGTACTCCGTGCCTCCAACACCAATTGCCGAACCGGCGTCTGTTTCTTCAACTTCTGCAAGTGCCCTTGGTGCGGGAGCTTTAAATGCTGCTTGAGCTTGCCGCAAATTACCGGGCAAGCCTTGCGGGTCTTCAGTGCTTGATGGTGCAGTTGTACCGCTAGAAACAAAAACTCCTTGCGCGTTTTTAACACCTCTATCGCCAATCTCAATGCGTTTATTTACTTCTACTAGCGCAGCTTGTTTTGCCGCCAACTCCATACCCACCCGCGCTACATCCGCAGGAGACCGCACCAGCGTATCTTGTTTATTTAGTTTCTCTAGTCGGCGTATTTCTGTTTCCAATCCGTCTTTGAGCCGAAACCGGTCTTCTTGGTAGGCGGTGTCTGTTGGATTTTTTTCTAACCGTTTCCAATCTTGGTCGTGCTGTACCGTGAGTGTGCCTTTTTTATCTACAATCTTTACTTTATCTAAAGCGTTAAGCAATGTTCTTGCCGCTGCCGCATCCATTTGCGTTTTTATTTGTGCGGCTGCACTGGGCTGTGCGCCTTTTTTTGCAATGCTAGATATTGCGGCAAGCTCCGCTGCTACCTTTTCACGAGCGCGTTGTGCCGCTGCCTGCCCTTGTTGTATTTGGGTAGCAAGACTTGGTGGCGCAGACAAAGGAACAAGGTCTGTTTCACCAAACAATGCTGGCTGCGCTTGAAGCGGTTTGATTTGCTCAATGAGCTTTGCCCCCTTTTCAACATCCCCAAGCTGCTGCGCTTTTTGCAGTGCTGTATTCAGTGCTTGCAGTTTTGCAGTTTGCACTTCTGGTGCCATTGCAGGCTCTATGTTTTCTCTTTGTTGCAGGGGCAACTGAGCATTCCGAGCTTCGATTTGAGGGCGTGCTGCAACAAGCTGGTCTTGTGCTTGTTTGAATTTGTTGTACTGCGCTATGTGCTGTTCCGCTGCATTGGCATCGGGTGCTTCTGAAAAACGAGTTTGCGCCTCCTCTATCTGTCTTTGCAAATATGCATTAATTTCTGCATATCTGGCAAGCGGTGTTGCCGTATCATCCAAATCAAATGGTAAGGGTGCAAGCTGCGCTGCTTGTTTGGCATTCTGTTTGGCGGCTTGCTTGGCTGTGGGTGCGGCAGCAAAAAGGTCAGCCTGTCCGCCTATCTGAGGCGGTAAAATTACTGGGGCTGGTGTTTGTGCCGCAAGCGCCGCACGCGCAGCTTGATCTTCCTTGAGGTAGGGTGCGTACTCTTGAGCTAGCGGCCCCATTACTTCTTTGTTGAACGTGTCAAACTCTGTTTTTGCCAGCTTGTACGCTTCTTTTTCCGCAGGTTCTGCTGTATTACCGGGGTTTTTTGCCGCTCCTTTCAATGCGTTCCACTGCTGTAGCGCAGTTTCATACCGCGTTTTTAAATCTGCTTGGTACTCAGGAGTCTGTTTATCAAGTTCCAGTTGGGCAGCAGCAGCGTCCTGCTGGGCTTTCTGGGCTAGGTTGGCTTCTGCATCTGTTTTTATTTTTTGTTGAGCAGTTACATCTCGTGCATTGCTGCGTTCTTTTAAGGCAAAGCCGCCTCCAAGCGGAGAGGCCAACGCCATGTTTAGCGCTGTGTTGCGGTACTGTGTGATGGCTTCGTCGTCTGCAAGGGGTTTGCCAATAGCCGCACGGTCTATGACATCTTGAAAAATCTCAGTGGGCAACTCACCAATGGCAAACCGCCCCGTACCGTAGCCAATAGCAGCCATAGTGCCGCGACCAGCAGTCTTAGTGGCTTCGGCCATCAGTGCTGCACGAGCCGCATCGCCCGATTCCTCTGCCACTCTCTGACCAATGGCTTTCTTAAAGATACCCGGCATTGCAATCTTCGTACCGACTAGATTGGCTGCGGCATTGGCGGCTGCATAGGGCGCAAGCTCTAGTGCGTTAACGTCTGGTTTCTCCCCGGCTTCTATTTGGGTCTGTACCTTTTCCTGTGCTTGGCTACCCAGTGCTTGAATGGCATTGACAATCAAAGGAACCGCATACTGCCCAACGGTTGCCCCGAGGGCGGCTCCGCCGGGAATAGGAAGCAAAGCCCCCGCTGCCCCACCAGCCAACCTGCCAAGTGCAGCCGATCCTATTTCTTGCCCAACGGACGGCAGCAGTCCAGCAATGGCAGACGGCACTTGACTGACGGCCTCACCAGCAGCGCCAAAGTACTCCCCGCTGTTGAACTTATCTGCAATTTTCTGTGGCTGAAACCCCGGCGTGTATGCTTTTGCGGCTTCCTCTTGGCGTTGGGCCCCTTCCATTGCAGCGGCAGTTGTGTCCCCTGTGAGAGCGCCCAAACCCGTACGCCCAATATTCAGTAGGTTTCTTGCACTGGATTTAACATCGGCCAACAGCCCCGTTTCGGGTTTGGGGCCTTCCTTTTGCCGTCCAAAAGCTTCTGGGTACTTTGCATACGCCGCTTGCATGGCCGTTGCGTAGTCTTCCCCCTCATTAACGGGGAAATAAGAACCATCAGGTAGTTGAACAGCTTTAGCCATGTAAGTTACACAAGTAGTTTACTTTATAAAAAATTACTAACGGGTTCGCAAAGGAGTATCAACATCAACTACGCCAGTACCGTTTCTCCGAGCCGCTTCTACATAGACTTGTGCCGTAGGATACCTTTTTCTAAATTCTTCACCCGTATAGGGGTCTTCTGAGCGTTTTGACCAGTCTAAGAACAGTGCGTCATCTTGTTTTGGTCTTGCGTTGTATAGTTCATAACCCTTTTCTATATTACCTTTTCCCAGTGCAAGTATAAGTTGTTGTGTTGCTCCGGGCATGCCAGCAATTTTTTCTTGCATAGCAAGAGAAGCTGCATTTCTAACTCCCGCCGCTGCGTTAGACGCACTGTTTCTAGTCGTCTCTGCGTTCTGTTTCATTACTTCCGTGTTGTACTGCCTGTCTGCTAAACGCTTTGCGGTTTCGGCATTCATAAATGTGTTTAACGTGCTCTCTATTTGTGCCTTGTTTTCTCCTGTCAATTTTTCAAGCGCACTAAACATTATTGTTTTGCCTTCTAGCGCAGTTCTACGGGTTTCCCGTTGTATATCTCTTTCTTCTTTATCGTTTAGGTCGGAACGAATAAGCCTGAGTCCGTCAATGCGATCTCGGGTTTCATTTAGTTTTTCTTTAGCTTTCTCAAGTTGCGCTAAACCTTCTCGGTATGTTTTCGTTCCAGCCAATGCCCCCTTGCCAAGATTTACAAATGCATATGGAGAATCTCCAGCCATTGCAGCAAAACCAGCTTCCATTAAAGCTAGATACGGGCTTCTTTCTGCCGACTCTGCAATGCTGGCTTCCTGTTTGTTTGCACGCTCTTCTTGTTTAGCGTAGGGGTCGCCCTGCTTTGCCATTCTCTCTTTAAAACCTGTAAGTTCTGCTTCAGCGTTTTTATTTTTTTCATCCACAAGTGCTTGGCGTTCTGCTTTCAAAGAGTCAACAACAGGGTCTTGCAAAAAGGCAATGTCTTTTCTGGCGTTAACTATATCTTGTACTGTCGCATCTTTTGTAACTAACGACTGTAGCCCAGCAGCAGCAGCATTGGCAGCAGGGGGAGCACCAGCAGTGGGACGCGCAGCAGAGGGAGCCGCAGGAGGACGGGGAGCAGCGTCCGCAGGAGGAGCCGCACCGGGAGCCGCGCCTGCTGAACCTTGAATACGTGGGTCGTTTGCCATCCCCCCGCGCCTTGTATCATCCGTTGGCATTGTTGCCACGGATGGCAGGGCGTACTGATCTCGGCGTGTTGCCTTAGCGGGGTCGTACAACGCATTGTCGTACGCCTGCACTGCCTCGGCATACGAACCAAATTTACGCCCTGCCAAAGACGCCAATGGGTTCGGAATCATTCGGTAGTACGGAACGCTGGGGTCACGAACAGTTTCAGGTACGTCCAAAAAGTAGTCTTTACCTCCAGTGTGGCTCCGCACCAAAGACTCCGCTGCACCGCTAAAGCCAACTATCCCACCATCAGCCATGTTAGACAGGCTGCGTTCGGGCAGCGCACCTATGCCCATATCTTCGGGCAGACGGGAGTCCATGTAGCCACCATCTGCTGCCATCTGTGGTTGGCCTTGTGGCGGTGGCATACCTTGGGGCGGTGGGCCTTGCTGTGGCATACCTTGTGGCGGTGGCATACCTTGCTGCGGCCCTTGTGGCATACCTTGGGGTGGCCCTTGGGGTGGCCCTTGGGGTGGCATGCCTTGGGGAATATCTGGCTGCGTCATAGCCCGAATTGCCTGCGGCACTACCGGGTTTTTTATTTCAGACACGCCTTGTCTGCTTAATTTCTTTTTTTTATCTTCGTTGTTTACATACAATGCCGTTAATACCGCAATGGGATCGTCCATGTTGTCTGCGGCATATTTTTGCCGGTCTTCTACCTCCATCCCGGACAGCATCTTTTCTAAACTGTCAAATCGACTACTTAACATTTTGATTCCTTATGCCATGCTGTGGATAGCCAGCGCAACAAGACCTTGTGGGCGTGATCGTACCAGACCCCCTTTGGCATAACGTCCAACCATGCCACCATTTGCGGCTGATTTAAACCCACCTGAAGCACCAAATGCTCCTAACGCAGATGCCCCCAAGCCGCCTATCTGGCTGAGTGTGCTAGGAGCAGCTTGGTACATGGTGCTGCCCAGATTGGCTGTTGGCGCTGCACTGGCTTGGTTCATCATAAAACCAAGGTTTTTGTACGGCATGTTTTGCTCGTTCAAGAAGTCTTGGTATTGTGTGTTTAAACGCTGTTGCTCTGCACCCTGTTGTTGATTGCCATAAGCAGACAACATTTGGTTTGTTTGCACACCTTGGTTGAAGCCCTGCCCTGCAATATTAGACAACCCGGTAGCGCCTTGCATGGCTGCTTGCTGTGCTTGTAGGTCGTAGTTAGCGCCGAACTGACCGGACTGTTCGTTCAGTTGGTTGGCTGCTTGTCCGTACTGTGCAGCCGTTCCTGCCGAAGTCAGCCCCTGCCCAGCGCCAAACTCACTGGCTCTGTTTCCTGCCGCTTGATTGGCAAGTGCTGTTTGCTGTTGGTTGGTGGCGTTGTACTGCGCCCGTTCGTTTTGGGCTTGTGCGCCATACATCCCGGCGGCTTGCCTGTTAGCCGCTGTTTGCATAGCGGCTTGCTGATCCATAGTGCCCTGCTGCATCCCGTACTGTCCTGCCAAGGCTTGGTTTGCCATACCCGTCTGCTGGGCATAACCAGTGTTTGCCATCTCCGTTTGCTGTCTGTTGGCAAGGTTAGTGAGCCCGTACTGGCTGCCAACGGCTTGATTTTGCCTTTCTGCTTCTTGCCGGTTTGCTAAGTTTGCCAGCCCGGTTTGTTGCTGATAGCCCGCATTTGCCATGTTGGTCTGTTGCTGATTGCCGGTGTCAGACAGGCCGTACTGCCCCGCCATTGCCTGATTCTGCCGTTGCGCTTCTTGCGCTTGTGCAGAGGTCTGCATATTGGCCGCTTGATTAAATTGCCCCTGCTGCAACCCGTACTGCCCGCGTTGTCCTTGGTTGGCTAACTCCGTCTGCTGCCGCAACTGCGCGTTCTGTGCGTTGGTGTTGTACTCCATGCCTTGGTTGGCTTGTTGGGCGGCAAGCCCCGTCTGCTGATTGGCAAGCTGCCCCTGCATGTTGTACTGCTGATTGGACTGCTGCGCTTGTAGCCCTGTCTGAGCACCAAGACCTTGCGTCTGGAGCCCCGCACTCAGGTTTTGCACGTTGGCTTGCTGCTGCACGCCTTGATTAGCCAGCGCGGCCTGCATAGCTTGACCTGCGGTTAACCCCTGCGCTTGCAGCCTGTTTGCTTCGTTTTGAACAGCCGTTTGTTGTTCGTTGTTTAAATTAGCCAATCTGGTTTGTAAGCCAATTTGTCCTTCACCCAGTTGTTGAACTCCTAAATTAGCAGCCAGATTTTGTTGACCTACGGTCAACCCAGCTTGTTGATTGGCGGTTTGGGCCTGTAGACCTTGGCCTTGTTCCGTATTGAACTGCTGCTGTGCTTGTTTATACGCTTCCTGCAAGCCTTGTGCTTGGATGTCACCCTGTTGAGTGGCGAGGTTACGGGCCGCTTCAGCGTCCATGATGGCTGCTCTGGAGCCACCAAAAGCCCCTGCCCGAGTCTGTTCACCCCTACGTCCAGTTGCAGCCACATCTGCGGCTCGTTGCGCTTCCCGTTGCTGAATACCAACCACACTCTGCATGTAGGGCGACATGTACGCATCTGCTGAACCGGGTTGAGCAAAACTTTTTGTTTCTACTCGTTCTGCTGGCCCCATCTGGTAGTTTTTAAGACTTGCTATACCAGAATCTCTGGCAGCTTTTATATCTCTGGATTCAACTGTGGAACCGGCAATGTCTTTTGCCGCATCCATCCGCAAGTCTTTTAAGTTAGGTGCGCTTATGCGTTCTGCCCCCACTCGCTCTGCGCTCACATCTCTCGGCCCTGCAAACTGTTGTTGCTTGGCTTCCGGTGCAGCGCCTAATGTGGCGGCATTGGCTGCTTGCGCTTTCATCTCAGGGGTGGCTTTGTTAAGAGCCGCTATTCCAGTTGCTGCTGTTCCAGTTTGAGCAGACATTTTTGGGGCCATCTGATCTTGCTGCGCCTGCCCAATTGCCGCTATGCCTGTTGGGGCTTTGCCCATTGTGGCGGCTGTAGCTGTTTCGCCTGTAGGCAGAGTAGCAAGCCCCGCTTGCTGCGCTGTTGCATTTTGGGCTGTGTAACCAAGATTGGCGGGGGCGGTGTACTGATTGCCAAATGCACTTGGATCATATGTAGACCCCGCAGCAGTATCTGCCGCAGTTTTCATAATGTCTTGAGCACTCTGGTTAGCTACTTGAGCTTCGCCGCCCACCATGTCCCTAGCGCCCTGCATGGCTTGTTTTTGCAGGTCTGAAAACTCAGCTTGCCTTTCGTACCCTTTAAACTCTGTTACAGGCTGTCCGTCTGCGCCAATAACAGGCTTTCCATTTGCATCTAGAACCGGAACTTGACCACCATACTTTTCTGGTGATTTAAAGCTCTCAATCTCGGGCATCCCATTTGCGCCGATAAGTGGTTTTGTTAAAGGTTTGCCATCTGGGCCAATAACCGGTTTTCCATTTGCGTCTAAAACAGGAGTCTGTTTGTAGTTGTAAGTCAGCGCCCGTGCCTGACCTATATTCTCCTTTAGGTACGGAGCAATTTCTGGGTTATACCCAATTTGATTTACAACGGTTTGTGTTGCGTCTGCCATGATTCGTCCTTATGCGGGAAGGTATTTGTGTGATTTGCTGTTTACAGCCACACTGTTTTTGCCAGTAGTCTTACGGCGGTTGGCTTGTATACGATCCATCATTTTATATAGCGCCCGTGCACCTGCTTCGGTGGAGCCGTTGCCCAGTTCTGACACGATACGGGCAGGCACAACAAACTCACCATCGGCAAGCCTCGCAGGTTGACGACCACCCACAGTGGCTGGGATTGAATCTGACACGCCATCACCCGGCCCACGCAGGAGCCTGCCACCGTCTGAGTAACCACCAAGGGAGCCTAGACCGCCTTGGGCGTAGCCTGCCATGCCGCCATAAGCAAATTGACTGCCATTACCCTCTACACCACCCCCCGAACCCTCTCCACCGCCCAAATCGGAACCCCCTATGTCTGAACCGCCCCAACCAGCAGTAGTCCCCGTACCAAGACTTGGCGCGCGTCCCGGATTATCATTGGGGTTGTCTGATAACTCCGATACAAGTGCTGCTATGTCTGCCGCCATTGCTTTTTGGCTTACGCCTCTAGCATTTTCTACACTTTGGGCTTCTCTGTTTGCTTGACTTTGCATTGCCGCATCTTGCTCTGCCTGCGCGTTTACTTGGTTCCTTTCCGCTTGCGCCATTACACTATGAGCTGCGTTGGCGGCCTTCTCGCTTGCTGCGTTGTTACCCACCATAACTGCTGCATCCGCTTCATCTTGTCTTGCATCAAAATCAGGGTTGGCACTTAATGACGCAATTTCAGAAGGGCTGTTTGCTTTTCCCCCAGTTGCTGTTGGGCCTGTATTTGGATTTCTGCCACCAAGTTCACCGGGGGATAGCCCCGTTTCAGGATCTTTGCTCAATCCAGCGATGGTTTGCCCTGTGAAGCCATTTTGAGCTTGCTGAGATAAATAACCCCCCAAAGTAGTCAGCCCTGTGTTTGACAAGGTGCGGCCTATCGTTGCCAGTGTGCCGTAGTCTGGTGTTGTATTAGGTGGGTTCTCTCCACCACCGGGGCCACCACTATCACCCATCAATGTTTGAACACCGGGATTTGTTTTCTCTTCAGCTTCTTTGATGACGTACCAATGTTTCTTTACGGGGTCATAGCGATATGTTTTCCCATCTGCTGCGAGAAAATCTGGCTTGGGCACATCTGGCATTGGGGTTACAGGTCGCACGACATCTGTTTTCTTCCTGCCATATCCTGAGTAGTCATAGTCGGGGTCAATATACCCGCCGGGAGCTAGCGCCATTAGTCCGCCTCTTGCAGCGGAGTCTCGTCCGCCTTCTAGCCTTGGAACAATCACAGGGTTCTCAACCACTTGTCTAGGAACCATTCCAGTTTCGTCAATTCGACGTTGCGTAGGTTGGGTGGGTTCCATAGGTTGTTGCGGCCTAGGCGGTTCAATAGGCTGTTGCGCTACAGGCCGAGTAGGCTCCATAGGTTGTTGTGTTATAGGCTGAATTGGTTGCTGTGGTGCAGGCTGAATTGGTTGCTGTACTACGGGTTTTTCTACAAATGTGCTGCTTCGTTGAGCACTACTTGCTGGGTTTGTATAACCAGAGGGGTTTACATTTGATTTACCGGGGGGTAAACTGTTTTTACCAAGTCCAGAAGGATAGGAAAACTCGTCACGATTTACAGGTGTAAATCTTTTAGAACCTCTGTTTCCAAGATTTACTAAGTCTGCGGGGGTTCTAATTATTGGCGTACCTGTAGAGACTCTTCCGGTGCGACCACCAGCACCAAAATGCTCTATGCCATCATCTGAAACAAACCCACCTTCAGCAGCGTAGTTACCTATGTAAGTAGGCCCAAAATAACCCCGTTGACCAGAACTACCTGTGTCTCTCTGGTATGGAAGTTGTTCTCTGCGAATGTTTATATTGGCAGGACGGGGGTCAAACTTTATCTGATCAAAAGTTGGGACTGATGTTTGGTCTTGGCTTGATAGGGCTGACAGCAACGGAGCGCCAAGCATTGCAGCACCTTTGAATGTACTTCCCCCACCAATTGCGTTAAAAGCATCTCCGGGATTGCTCAAGGCTTTTGAAAACCCGGCTTTAAGTTTGTCAGAATAAGTAGCGCCTGCCATTCTGTCCCCAACGCCTTTTTGTACTGCTGTTGCGTATGGATTTGACATAACTCCAGTAGTGTCTGTCATTATTGATTGATTAGTCAATCCTGCGTTTGCCGCATCTGCTGTTGCAGCACCAATTGCTTTTTCTCCTATATCGGCAGCGCCAAACCCTTCCAAACCTTCCATAATTCCTGACCCACCATAAGCACCCAGACCCGCCATGAGTCCTTTGCCTAGGTCTTTGCTGGTCAAAGCTGTTAGACCGCCGACACCTAAAGCTGCCATAAATGGGGTGATGGCTCCTCCTGAAAAGAATGTGGCTGCACCGCCAAGGAGAGTTGGCAGCAGACTGTCTAAGAACCCTGCTTCAGGCAATCCTGTTTCTGGGTTAATGGTCAGTGTGCCGCCATGTGCCATAGCCAGACTTTGCAGTCCTGACACCTCACGGGGCGACATGTGGACAAGGGTCGAGTCTGGGCCTCTGCCTTGAGCAGACATGTGGTTGGCTAGTTGATGAAGGCTCATAGTGCAGTCTTTATTTTAAGCGTTTGGTTGTTGCTCATCACACCGTTCTGGGTGTCTCTGTAAACGTCCCCGATCCGCAAATTGGCAAAGTCAGCGTCTGTGGGCAAGCTGGGGGATGTGCCAGACGTAGGGAAAAAACTCAAGCCCGATACTACATCGGTTCCGTTGGTTTGGGTAGACCCTGCCATTGGCCCTGCGTTGTCCAGTTGGTTGAAGTACAGGCGCAGCAAGCTCAACAGTTGGTTCATGTAAACAGGGTCGTACTCCTGTGGGGGGCTAGGTAGCCGGGGGGCTACTACGTTCTTTTGTGCCATCAACGTCTGCCGTCTTGACGGATGTCAATTCTTGGAGCGCCCATCTGCCACTGTGTGCCAAGGGTATTTGAACTGATCTTCATAGACATCTGCCTTGCCCTTACCCGTATGTTCAACTGCCCGTTGTAGGTGTCTAGGTCAATGGGGTAGGTCTGGGTGGCTGTGACTACGCCCTCTGCGCTGCTGCTGTCGCCGCCGACTGACTTGGGGCTGTTGTAGCCAGAGCCTGAGTTCTGTAACGGCAGGAGTTGCATGGTCAGGCTGGGTGTCGTCCCGTCTGTGGAGCCGTTGAAGGTCAGGTCAGGTAGCATCCTCCAGACAAAAGCAAAGTTGTGCCCATCACCAATGTCAAACTGGGATGAGGTGATAAATGCAGTAATTGGAAGCGCGGTGGCTGCTGTACCATCGTCTACACCCAGTTCATGGCTGACAAGGTTGTTGCTGTAGGTGGCTGCAATCGGATAGTCTTGAAGGCCGCTGTCCAGCCATGCGGTACGGGCCATAGAGCCGTAGTACCAGATGTTTTCTAGGTAGTTGTAGACCACATAGCTGTCGTTGGTGGTAGAGCCATTACTGGGGTAAAACCACCAAACCTCATTAAAACCTTCATTGGTGGATGCGTAAACCTGCTCAAACTGTACTCGGTCAATGTCATTGTAAACATACCTGAGTAGGTCACAGTTGAGGGTTTGCAGCCGCCCGTCGTACTTGTAGAACTTGTCTACGCCCATCCAGTAAATGGTTCCCGCCGCTATAGTAACTGCGTTGGGGCCAACAATAGAAATGTTGTCGCCGAGTAACTGTGACCCCCAAACATAGGGAGGGCCAAGATATTGCAGGGAATACAGCGCAGAATCTGTAAAGATCACAATCTCTTGTTTACTTTGGATGGCAGTGACGATGGTGGAGCCGTGGGACAGACCAATGCTGCCCGACTGATTGGTAATAGCAGGCGTCCACATGGTTGGGTCTTCTTGGTCTGACCACCGAACCAGCATGGGGTTTACCACAGAAGAACCGATGTCGTTGGTTCCAAAACAAATGACAAACCGGCTGGCATCGGAAACAAGAAAGAATATTTGACTCAGCGGGACATCACTTGCGGAGGACAACACAGACAACAAAACACCTCTTTGGGATATCTTGTGTACCCCAGACTGACTGACTGAGGAACTGATTAACGCCCCGGTGGGGGTCAGAGACAGATTAAACGTGGTTGCTGATACATACCGGGTGTAGTAGATCGTGCCTACCAGCAGACCTGTGGGCAATGCGCCAGAGGTTTCAAAAACAATTGGGGTCAGATCAGGCAGATTTAGTGTGGTGGTAACAACGCAGGGGCTGGCAATCGTCATGGTGACCGTGGGTGCTACGTAGCCGATAGTGGCGTCCCAGTAGTACAGCGGCCCACCCCTTGGGCCATACAACAGGTCTTCACCAAAGTTAAATTGGTTCCAAATCCTCAATGATTCCGCAGAGGCCGCACTGTTTCCCCAAGACCCAGAACTCCATGCGCCAGAACCCCATCCAGACAAAGGCGCAGCGTAGCTTGGGCCGGGGTTGACTTGATACACAGCATAGACTGTGCCGCCACCTGAAGCCGTGGACGTTGCAACAGATGTAAACGTGATGGTGTAGCTGGAACCGGCTGAGTAGGTTAACTGAAACTCTCCCAGTATGGTCAGGCCACCCACCGCCGTGCTGCCTGTAAACGTCACATAGCCATTGTTGATGTAGCCGCCAGTGGCGTCTGTGACTGTGACTGTGGCAGAGCCGCTAACTGTGGCAAACGGATTGGTTAGTGTGTGGACGGTCTGCGTGGGCGTGATGTCGTAGTAATAGCCGCCGTTGGATATGTAGAACTTGAGGTTTGTGCCGACCCCAATAAGGTTTTGATAGCCTAGCGTGACCCAGTTCCACAGGGAGCGGCAAACACCTAAGAATGTGCTGGCAGAGATGCGTAGCCAGCCGCCTATCTTTTCGGGTGTGCCTTGCCGAAAACGGACGTTATCCGACTCGTAAAATCCGCCCTCGTTCGTGTATCTTGTATTTTCCCTGTTTACACCTGGAACCAATTTGATTTTTTGTAAACTCATGGTACAATCTCCGAATCGTCATTAACTTGGAGAACATTGTGTATATTTACATTTGGAAAGATGCTTTTAGCGTTCCATTTTACGTTGGCTTTACCAAAAACAAACGGCGCACTAACCCTAGAAACAACGGGGGACGTAACTGGCTGTGTAAACAGAAGTTGGCTGCAGTCGGGGTGGAGCGCGTTATTGTTGAATTGCGTCCTGTTTTTTCTGCGGAAGAAGGGGTTGCATTGGAGCGCCACCTTATTCAGGAGTACGGACGTATTCAAACGGCAAACGGCCCTCTTACTAATTTGACTTCTGGTGGGGAGGGTAGTCATTCTTTATCCCCAGAACACAAAGAAAAGTTGCGAGAAATAATGCTTGACCCACTGCACCCCATACGCAGTCTTGCATCTCGCGCAAAAGCAAAAAAACGTATGAATGATCCTGATGTTAAAGCCAAGTTTTTAGGCGATAACAACCCTGCAAAAAAGCTAGAAGTTCGCGCCAAGCTTAAAGCGGCATGGGAAAATCCAGAGTTTCGCGCTGCACGGAGTAAGGAACGCTTGGGAGTACCAAAAAACTTTTCTAAAGCTGGCCTAGAAAGAAGGGCCGCAGCGTTAAGAGAAAACCCAAAAATGAAAGGGTGGGGTGAACGCAATGGAAAAGATGCTGACTTTGATGCTAAACGGATTGAAGGCATCCGCGCTGCACAGCCTAAAAGAGCAGAGAAAATGCGTGACCCTGTTGCTCTTGCCCAGCGCAAAGCAAGACTTAGTGCAACACTCAACTCACCTGAACACAAAGCCCGTAGAGCCGCCCAGAACACGCCAGAGTACCGCGCCGCTGCATCTGCGCGGAAAAAAGAATACTGGGCAAAGAAGAAAATTGACATTTCATCCTAAGACAGGAACAGGGCACGTTCGTCATTGCGGCGCTTGACCAACCCCGGCAGGATTTTACCCCCGCCCCGGGTGAATTTCAAGAACTCGTCGGCAGCTTCTTGCGTCTCGCCCCTAAGAACCTTCTGACGGAGGGTTGATCGCTGTACGCCCCCCAAACCCAGATTAAAAGCAAAGCTGACGAGAGCATCGTTTTGACCTGCGGTAAGCACCAAAGGAAAAAGTCGGGCGACCCCAACCTCAAATCGCTGGAGATCAGTACTAAGGATTCCATCTACTTCGTCTTTTGAAAAAGTACGGTTATCATTTTGTTCCAACGGGAAAGCGTCTCTCTGATCGAGTGGTAAACGTCCTTGATCCGGGTATAAAACATGGCCTACTCCTACAGTCCAAAGTTTTGCTGGGCAACGGTAAGGTTTAAACCGCACACCTTCATGGTGCTTAATCATCTCCTTGCATCGGTCGGAGACTTTCAATCCTTGCCACCTTTAAACGCCCGTCCACCAAAATGGAAGCTGATGATGCTGGCAAAGATGATCTGGGTGTCGGCGTCCCACAACTTGGCAATCAAAACGTCAAAGGCAATGTCACGTTGCCATGCGTAGACAAAGCCACCGATTTCCACAAACGCAAACAGGCCGAAGAAACCGTAGGTCAGTATCGGGCGCACACCGGAGCGCAGGTTAATCATCCACTGGCTGGCTCCCTGTCCTATGGCTATGTCGTGCGCGTAGAGTGCAGCGCGTTCTGACGCCTCGGCTTCAATGGCCTGGCCTTCAACTTTTATCTCTTCAACTCGTTGCTGGGCCTCAAAGCCAGCCTTGCGGAGTTCCAGTTCGCGCTCAATCTGCAACTGGGCCATCGCCATCTCATGCTTTTTGTCGGCCCGGTCTTGGAAGAAACCCAGCAGCTTGGGCAGGCCACCAGCCAAGAAGCTGATTAGGGTGGAGAGTAGGGTTAGCATATTTAGCCTTTAAGATCAAAACTTAAGTTTGCATGGCGAGGGTATTGCACGACACGCTCCCCTTCAGGACATTTGTACTTAATCGTTGCAAGCAGTGTGGCTGTGCCCGGTGCAATCTTTTCTTTTCTAACCATAGTCAATTGATACGTGAACGTGTCAATCTGTGGCCCTGCTGGGCCGCTGAACTTGCTTGCCGTGGTAGTGGCCTCATGCACCATGCCCGATTCGTCACGGATGCTTGGCGTAAAACTCTCGACTGAGCAGTCGTCACGCTTTTTGATTCGGGCCACTGTCACATTGATGGGTTGATTAGGCTCTGCTGTGATTTTAAAATGCTCTGGTGACCACTCAAGGATGGCCCGGTCAAACCAACCAAACTTGTCTGCAAGTGTGTACCCGCCGCCGATGGCTGCAATGCTGGCTGCAACTGCTCCGATGGCTTTTGTTACGTCAATCATTTGTCATTCTTTCGGTTAAAAATCTCAAACAAACTCTTGACCTTTTCCTCCAGCACAGCGATTTTGATGTCCATCTTCGCCAGCACAATAATCAGCGTTATCAACGCCAACAGCATGGGCCAACCTTTTGCTAATGCATCAAAAAACTCCACATCACAACCCCAGCAATTTCTTTGCAAACTCAGCCGCCACACCGGGGCCGAACAGAACAGCAACGATCACCCCGTACAGCAAATACTCGATGCGGGTCATGCGTTTGGAGCCATCAGCAAAACTCTTTTGGATGCCAGCATAACGCTCGGCACAAATTGCCTCATGCGTAGCAAGTTTTGCTTCAGTCTCAGTGATCATTTTTTCGGTCATGCTGGCTCAGGTTTCGTTACTTGCGCCTCGGCCTGCTCTTTGATTTTGACGATAAGAGGCCACACCCCTGACCTGCTGGGCAACTCGCCCAAGGTTTGCAGGACAAAATTGATTTCGTTTACGTCGAGTTCTAGGGTCATGCTTGGCTCCAAGGCAGGGCGGTGTTGGCGGGGCTAACGGGCGGGGTAATCATGCTGTCAATCTGGCCCTGCACACAGGCTTGTGCGTTGGTGATGGCGGATTCAGGAATCCAGCCAATGACTTGGGCTTCGGTCAGTTGGTCGTAGGGCACGAACACAGCGCCCTGCTGGGAGTCAAACTGCGTGTTGCCGCCGATGGATGCGGTGTTACTGCCGTCTACACCTGTAACAGTCCACAGCGCATTGACCACATAGTTTGGGTCAGGCTGCTGGAGCGTGTACATCGTGGTGATGGTGGTGGTAAAGGTGGTCATGGTGGTTCCTTGTAAGGTTTAAAGATTAAGCGACCATTAAAGCGCCAGCAACTACATACAACCCGCCCGATGGCAATCCAGCAGAAGATGTTGGCAAACTTGGAATAACAACAGTTGTGCCGTTGTGATAGATGCGAGGGTTGCCGTCACCGTCGGACAGGACAAGATAATTTGAAAGGGTGCGAATGTCGAGGCCACCTTGGTTGCCGTTGTAACGGCCAAGGATAGAGTTTTTGGATCCAGTGGTAATTGCCCCACCAGCCGCCGCTCCAAAAAATGAGTTTAGGTTTCCGGTTGTTGCCGCATTACCAGCCTGATAGCCAAAAAAAGCATTTCCGTCTGCTGTGGTTTGCGAATACCCAGCCTGATAACCAACAGCAGTGTTGTTTGAGGCGGTGGTGTTGTTTAACAACGCAAGGTAGCCCAAAGCCGTATTGTTTGATCCAGTCGTGTTAAGTTTTGCCGCACCGACACCAAGGGCCACATTGTAATTGCCGGTAGTGTTTGCATTTAGCGCATCAACGCCAACAACAGTATGTTCCGCGCCTGTTGTGTTGGCATACAGTGCGCCTTTACCGAAAGCAACATGATTAGCACCCGTGGTATTGCTATACCCAGCCTGATAACCCACGGCAGTGTTGTTTGAGGCGGTGGTGTTACCAAACAACGCCGAAGTGCCAACACCCACGTTGGAGGCACCAGTGGTGTTTGCGGTAAGCGCACTTTGTCCAACCGCAACGTTAGCACCGCCAGTGGTTGTTTGACTCATCGCGGCATCGCCAACGGCGGTATTGCTATCACCCGTTGTGATTGACGCAAGAGAATACGCCCCGATGGCGACGCTATAAGAGGGGGCGCTACCAACCCCGCCCTTTGCCGCCTGAAAGCCAACAGCCGTAATTCGCGTTCCAGTAGAACTTGTATACCCAGCTTGATAACCAACAGCAGTGTTGTTAGATGCTGAGAGGTTTTCTGCCAATGCTTGAAAACCGACTGCGACATTATTTGCTCCGCTGGTATTTTTTAGCATGGCACTTCTGCCAAAAGCAGAATTGTCTACGCCTGTGATATTTGCAGTTAACGCTTCTGCGCCCATTGCGGTATTTTGATAAACACCAGAGCCTTGTGTTTTAAGCGCACGATATCCAACTGCGGTATTCGCAGAGTTGTCTGTGTTGCCTGCAAGCGCCTCATATCCCACAGCGGTGTTGTAAATTCCACTTGTATTAGCCGCCAAAGCACTAGCACCCACCGCAGTGTTGGTAGCCACAGCACCTGCGCCAAGCCCCACGGTCAAGCCCTGCACAACTGCACCAGCAGTTAGCGTGGAGACACCTGTCACGCCGAGGGTTGTGGATGCTGTCAGCGATGTAAACGCACCCGTAGTCGCCGTTGTAGCACCCACAGTGCCGTTGATGTTGATGGAGGCTGTGCCGGTCAGGTTGGTGACTGTGCCGCTTGCGGGTGTACCCAACGCCCCGCCATTGACAACAAACGCCCCGGCAGAGCCTGTGTTGACGCCAAGTGCTGTAACGACACCTGTGCCTGTGGTTGTGGTGCTTGGAGCCGCACCAGCACCGCCGCCAATGACCAAGGCGCTTGCTGCCAGTGCGCTTGACGATGCCAATGTGCCTGATGCGGTGTAGGCTAGGACACCGCCGGATGTGCCTGATGCCAAGCCTGTGCCGCCGTTGGCTACGGGGAGAATACCCGTGGTGGAGGTCACCGATGCTGTTACGAAATCAACGCCGTTCCAGACAACAAGGGCTGCTGTGCCAGCAACAATGGTGACACCTGTGGTGGGGCCAGCCCCGACAATCTTGATGCTCTGGGAACTGCTGGTCTTGTTGATGACAATGTAGGATTTGCTTTGTGCCGGGACGGTGATCGTGCGCGTAACCGTACCGCCTGCTGTCCACAGGATAATTGCCTGCCGAGCTTGGTTTGCTGCCAGTGTGGTCGTTGTTAGCGTTACATCAGCGTCTGACGACAGGGTGGTTGTTCCGGCAACGGCTGTATCCAGCAAGGCGGTTATAGACACATTGACTGTATCGCCCCATGTACCGGACAGTTCGCCCGTTACGGGGAGGGCTAGGCCCAAAAGTGATGTTGCTGCTGTTGCCATTAAATTCTCCTAATTCGTTGTCACATCAGCCCAAGCTGCTGTTTGCGTATTACCAATATCCTGCCAGTTTGCTGTTTGCGTGTTACCAATACCCTGCCAGTTTGCATTCTGTGTGTCATCAATTACTTCCCAGAATGGTCGTGCTGTAATTAAATCTGTTCCGGTTGCCAACTCCACAATGGACGCTATAAACGCCGCCGCTGCCGTATCTACATCAGTACCCGTTGCTGTCTCTGCAACCACACCTTTAAACGCAGCACTAGCACCAACAGCATCAGACCCAGTGGCTGTCTCACTGACAACCGCCCCAATAGACAAGCTACTTACTACCGCATCCGTCCCAGTAGCCGTCTCACTGACAGTAACCAAGAACGCAAAGGATGAATCTACCGCATCTGTACCTGTCGCTGTTTCTGTAATCTGACCTAAGAAGATAGCAAACGCCGCATCTACATCAGACCCCGTAGCAGTCTCACTGACCGAGGAACTCATCGTGAGCAATGCTGTTACGGCATCACTACCCGTACCCGTTTCACTGACCGAAGACTTAAATACCGCCGTTGCGTTTATTGCGTCTGTACCCGTACTTGTCTCACTGACTGCCGCATTGACCTGTACCAAACTTGATACAGCATCCGATCCCGTAGCAGTCTCACTGACCGAAACCCCAACACCGTTTGCCGCCGCTACAGAGTCCGTGCTTGTTGCAGTCTCGTCAACCGTGCTTGAAAAAGCCGTGAAGCCCCAGCCGCCATCACCCCATGCGCCAGAACCCCACGTTGACATATTACCCCGCCAAGCTGAATGTGTAGGTCACAGATAGAGTGTCACTGTTCACCACAGAGCGATCCCCGGGTGAGCCAAAGTCAGCCGCAGAGAACAACGTACCTGCCGTACCACTCTTGGCACTGCCGCTGGTTAGGAAAGCCCCGCCCACAGTCGTTGTGCCGTTGATGTTAAACGTAGCAGGAGAAGCTGTGTTAGTCACTACAGATGGGTTGGCAGTGGTTGCTGTTGCAAACGTAGCAGCTACACGGGTTGCATTGCTGTAAGCCACAACCTCTGTCCAGCCAGCGTGGGAAGACATCGTATCTCCAGCCGCAGGGGTGTTACTTGCCCCAGCACCGTACAGACCAATGTACCAAGTGGTGATTTGCGCGACTGAAGTTAAGGCCGAACCCGCCATGTACTGAAGACCGACATTGACTACCAGATTCTTGGACTGCGCTTCCCATTTCAAGTTACCGTCTTTGTCATGGCACTTGATCTCAAACATGCCAGTGGCTTGTGCGTCCTCACCAGCTTTTAAGTTGCATGTCAGACCACTAGAAACAGTGTCGGTGGCTTTGAGTTTTTCGGTAGTCATGGTAGCCTTATCAATGAGGTGGTGGATGAGTTGGTTGGCATTACAACGGTGAACGATGAGGTGGTGGTTTTGTCAGCGCCAAAGTCCAATACTGCCACCGATTTGTTGCTCTTAGATGAATTGTAAATTAACGCACCCCGTGCTGTAAACGCACCTGTTGTCCAGACCACATTGCTGAAGTTTACAAAAGCGGTGGTGTCTGTGACACTGACCGAGATGCCTGTCATCACCTGACCCGCAGCGGTGTAGCCTGTGCCTGATATCTCCCCCGTTGCTGTGTAAACGGTGGTAGCTGCTCCTATATTGGCATTGGCTGTGTACAGCGCCATATAGAAGGTGTCTGAGGAGAAATTGTGTACTCCCTCAAGCAGTTGCTGCTTAAAGGATGTGGTCAGAGTTTGGGCGATGCTCATTACGCTACCCGTGTTCGTACTTGGCCGTCACGATAAGCATCTTGCCTTTGCTTCCCGTCGCCTAGATTTTTCAGCAGCGCGATAGCTTGTACATACCTGTCGCTGTACAGGGTAACCATGTCCTGCTCACCCTTCATGTAGGTGTAGGCTTCAACCAGTGTCCCATACAGCAGCGCCGAGTCAAAGTTGTCACTGAGCCATGTGTTTGAAGCCGTGACAATGGACTCTGGATAGTAGAAGTAATGAAGCTCTGTGCCGTACACAACGTCAGGTGTAGGGCCGAGGATGAACGTCAGTTCTGCTTCGTTGTCTGAACGGGGGCCAAATATGGCGTAGAACTTGGGTGACCCTGTGGTTGTTGGCTTGGGATACGCTTCCCTGATGAAGTTCACATCCTTGTTGAGCAGGTACGTGTACGCACCTGTGGTGGGGTCTATAACTGCTAAAGAGTACGTAGACAGAAAATCAAGGGGGCACTGCAAATACTTATTACTTGCTGTTGTGCTGCCCGTGACGTTCTTGCGGAGGTTCTGAATCTGTACGGTGTTGTAGATACGTTGTTCCGCCTGCTTAATAAAAACATTTATGTCCGCCGTAGGAAATGTATTTTCCGTATACGAGGAAACCGCAGAAACCAACGCAGCGTAGTTCATGCCATCGGACCCCGAGACATCAGACCTTTAGTGGCCGCACCAGTTCCACGCATCTTGATACCCGAGGTTTTTACACCGGGTTGTTCTCCGCTAGTAATGCTTCCAAGCGTAGCACGGGCGTTTTTTAACATGCCCATGTCCTCGCCCTTACCGGGATTGGCTTCTACCGTGACGGCTTTGCCCGACATGGTGTGCGGCTTTGCGTAGGCCGCTGCTTGTTTGTTGTTAATCATCTTAACCTCCACGACCAGATTTCTGGTTCATCACTTTAGCCATGCCACGACCGTATTTCATCATGTCCATATCGGTCTTGCCGCCTTTGGCAAACTTGGTCATGGGTTTACCGGGATGCATGGACTTCTCGTGCTTATGCACAGCCCCTGCCATCATCTTCTTGTCCTGCTTCATGTCTGCCTTATCCATATAAGCTCCTAATTTACTGTAACTGAACCAAGTTCCAATTCTGCCACCAAATAGTTGGGTGTCAGACCGTCATCGTTTGCCCTAGACCCGCCTACCGGGTTCCAGTTCCACTGAAAAATCCTGCTGCCTTCGCCCGGATTTCCGTCTGCCAACAAGCCAGAAACCACATAACTCAAATCTCTGCGCGGCTCCCGTACCGCCTGTGGGTCATCTACCGGGTACATCCCCAACTGCAACTGAGGCTGATCCGGTGTCCAGCAGGTTGGGCACACCAGCAAGTTGTAGGTTTTAGTCTTAACAACTTCCTTCTTCAGTTCCTTCAGCTTGTAGCGGAAACCACAACGGTCGCATTCCGCTATCGCATTCTTACCTGATGCAAACCTATTGCCCATGATTAGCTCAAGAACATCTGTCTTGGCACGAAGCGCACTGCTGCTTTCTCTCTGTCCTCATCTTGGGCCAACTGCCATGCCTCATCGTATTGCATCTTCAATACCTGTAAACGCTCCATGCCGTTGGGCAGCTTCATTGCCAAGTAGTAGGCCAGCCCTGCTGCTACGCAAGGTATAAACCTAAACGGCACATCCATTGTGTCAGAGCCATCTCCAGCGTTCTGATTCCTACGCAGCCGCCAATAAACGAAGGTGTAGGTCTGGGAACCATCAGGCGTGGGCCAGACGGTCACTGCCGGGGGGTTTGATACGTAGACTGCTGTGGCAGTTATATGCGTTGCTGCGGTGGTGTTGGCCTGTCCTCTGGAGCAGGCTGTCAGGACGTTGCCCACGATGTAGCCGTAGTAGATGATCTCGCTGTCCACCTTGATGTAGCCAGCGGCGGCTAGTCCTATGACTGAACTTAGCGTGATGGTGGTGGCTGTAGCGGTGACTGCCCCATTCAGGGTCAGGGTTGTTGCTGATGTCTGCCCTGAGTTGCGCTGCACCAGAACTTGAATGGGCCTAGCTTGGGTTAGCTTGTTGGGCAGCGTGGCGTAGGTGCTGACGCTAATGCGGGTGATGGTCAGGTCTGCTTGGTTGGATGTTGAGTTGGCGCTGGTGCGGATGACATGCTCAAGCAAGTCCACGGTATCCACCGGAAGTGCGTACGTATTCAACCCCTGAGTCAGGGTGAACGACCCCTGCTCAATTGTCCACATGTTGATGCCCCGGTTGGCCCAATCCGCAAACATGATGTTGAGGGATCGCCGTGCGGTACGCATGTCATAGCCAGAGCGAAGCTCAGAACCCGCACGTTCAAATGCGTCTTCTATGACTTCACTCAAGTCCATGTCGAAGGTTGCTACGCCCGAAGTTGTCATTATCTGAACCCTGCTGTTTTCTTGGCAATTGCTTTAGGCTGTGCTACGAACTGTTTTCCGCTGGCTTTACCGGCTCTTTTGGCTTTGGTTGTTGCGGCGTACTCAGCAGGGCTGAGAGATTTGATCGCGGCTTCCGGTAGGTATCTTTCACCTGTTTTAGAAGACGGTTTTCCACTTTTGGTTTTCCAATTTTGGGCTGTCCAATCTTTCAGGGACTGTTGTGGAGCTTTCAATCTCTGTACCCGCCACCTGCGGCCTTGTATCGTTTAGCCATAACCTGCGCTTTTCTCGCGCTCCATTCCCCAGCGCCCGTGCCTACAATTGCCGCAGCCTTGACGCTGTTGAAAATGCGTTTGCGAAGGCTGGGTTTGGTGTAGTTGCCAGCTTCATTGACCTTCGACTTCACAGCCCCACCCTCTTTGTACTGAGTAAAGTTTGTGTTGTCGCGGCGGGCTTTCTTTTTCCCACCGGGCATCTTGCTAGGGTCAATGGCCCCCATGCCACGGGAGGCTCTCAAGATGCACCACCTTTGGGTTTCTTGGCTAGAAAAAGCTTATCAACCATCTCCACCCGCTGGGGTTTGGTTGTAAGTTTATCAATGATACCAAGCCGCTTGGATTTACTCGCGTCATAAAACCCAGCCTTTTTCAAAGACTGAACTACTCGCTTGACCCCTGCGGAAGTTGCCATGTCAGCACATCTTTCCACGGGTCTTACCCCGTTGGGCTATGCCATCTGCGCGAGATGAAACTGAGCCGCCCTTGGAAAACTTCTGCCCCATTTCCGTTTTAGTGGTAGGGGCGGCTTCAGCGGCGTTTTGATTTTGTTTCTCAAGATCGTCAAGACGCGCTTCTTCAAGCATTTTTTTGCGTGCGGCCCGAATTTCAGGCGTGATCACATCGTCCAGAGTTGTACCTGGGCGGCGTGGAACATAGTTACGCATCCCTGCGCGTGTGCTACTTACAGGCATATTGTTCTCCTAGCAGGCCATGCCGCCACGGTTCATTTTGATTTGCTTGGCTTTGGTTTTGCCCTTAGAGGCAACACCGTCAGCAGCACGAGTAAAACCACCTGATGCCATCTTAGCCATACCGCCCTTGTTCATGCCCATCATCTGTTTTTTGTCAGATGCCTTGTCGGCTTTGGAGCCCTCTTGCATGCCTTTTTTCTTGGCAATCATTGCCATGAAACCGGGATTCATTTTCGTAGCCATATCACCACCTTTTGAGAAAGATTTGCCTTTGTCGGCGTTAGAGAAATCCTTGCCCACGGATTGTGGGACACCTACCTTCTTGGCAAAGCCCGGATTGTGAGCTATCGCCGCCATGAAATTGTGCTGCTTTTTGCTGGAGCTTGGCATTTAGCATTTCCATCTTGCAAGAGCCGCTGCTTTGCGGGTTGGTTTGCCTTTTTCGTCTTTCATCGGCCCCGGCATACCTGACATCCGCGCACAGAATGAGTCTTTGCGTGGGCCACCTTGGGGCTGGGGAGCCTTGAGGTTGCTGCCCGTTGCTGCGTTGTACTTGGCCCTGCCCTTGGCAGTCAGACCAGCCCCCTGAGAGATCGGTAGCTTCTCGCCCCGACCCACAGAGAGAACCGGGCCTTTCTTCTTAGCCATAGAAAACTTCTATACCTACAACCGTGCCAACGCTGGTTGTAAGGTGCAGCCCTGTAGTTGCCAAGATACCTTCACCGGGTATGGTGATGTTAAAGTTTACAGGGACAGTAACGCTGGCAATGTCCATCGTGAACAAAATAGCGCCACTGGCGCTGCCGTCACGAATTTCAAATGTAGCTGCCGTGGAAACTTTAGGGCTGACCACAATGCCTTTGAGGCGTGTACGCCCCAGCATAAAAGAACCGGCGGCAGTTAGGTGTGCCGCCTTTACGTCTGTTTGCATCATAATTAATCTCCAGTTGTGGGGTTGCCCCCGAAGATTAAGCTGTGCGTGTAAACACGTAGGCTGTTGCGCTAGAGAACATGATGGTGAACCGGGCCAAGCCTGTGACACCGGAAGCCACTGTCAGGTCACCAAACGAGCCGGGGGTGTCAGCGGCGGCGGTGGACAAGATGCCGTTAACTGCTACAACGATAGTCACAGTAGATGCGCCTGCTGTGTTGTCAATATACAGATCAAGCGTAGTGCCTTGAGTCGCACCCAGTGCTGCACCAAGCAGCGTACCAGTGGGTAGCGTGATGGCAGTTGCTGCGGCTGAAGTGGAGGTGATGTAGCCGGTTGCTACCTGTGCTGCTGTGGCAGTTGCTGTGGCATTGATTGCGTTGGCAGCGTCAACTTGATGCCCAGCAATGAAGCCATTTTGGGATACAACGGGGCCGTTAAACGTGGTTTTAGCCATGATTTTTCCTTACATACAAGTTAGGCGCATTAGTCTGTATGTCGTCAGCCGGGGCTGTCTAATGCACCGGAAAGCCCGGAGTAGCTGCAATATATCACACTATTTGGGGGGATGCAAGATATTTAAATTTCCAACCCGTATACGGGCCACGTACCAATGATTTACCGGACTTGAGTGCCCGATTGGCTGTGGGCGGTTTTAATTTTAGCGCAATGAGCAGCGCTGCGACACTTGCGTACCCTGTGATGTTCCCCACAGGGTCAATAGCTACTACAGCCTTGCTGACCTTTGCGCCGTGGTCTGGGCGCTCTTTGCCGTACCAGAAGTTGCCCTCCCCCATTAGAGTAGCACTGATCTTAGCACGGACATCAGCGGGTTGTGGTCTGCCGCGCATGGTTTCCCGCCGTTTGTCCTTCTCTTCGTCGGACTGGATTCGGGCTTTTGATGCAATACCGATTCGAAACTTAGCGTTGTCTGTCTGAAAAAAAGTTTTTCCCCACATAGGGTTCTTTTCTCCAAACCACCCCGTAGTTGGTGCTGTAGCGTCTGTCGCAATGTTGTAACAATATTCTTCGCCAACGTGCTTTTTGAGCCATACGTTTTCCGCCGCCAATAAGTCGCTGTCGGGGGTAACCTCTTCCACCACAGCAAATACAAACGCCTGCGCTCCGTACTTCAACCACGCTGCTTGCAAATGCTTGTTTGCGTGATCTCCTCGACGTAACCGCCAAAGATGCCGCGCTTTGCGTTTCTCGTAATTTACGGCGCTGCCGACATAAAACTTGTTGTTGACCACGTTGATGATTTTGTAAACGCACCGCATGTTGGTTGCCTCTGGACTTTGACACAGGTAACGGCCTGCTCCGTAATCAAAGTGTACCACAGGCGAATGAATAACACAACAACAAAAGAAAAGGGGCCGAAGCCCCTTTCTGTAACCTGCATGGTTACTTGGTTTTTGTCAACTAGCCCCCGGCGATCCAAAGATGCCTAACGGATCCGACCACCCAAACGAATATCGTTCGCGGCTCTTGTAACGCACGTTTCCGGTATCGAAATCCCCATCCATTGAATTTGCCAACGCTGCACGTTCAAAATGCTTCAGGCCGTTGGGCACATCGGTCATCAGGAACCATGCATTGCTATCAGTCAAGAAGTGGTTAATGCAATACCCTTGTGGGATAGAGCCGTTGTTCTTCAAGGCGTTGATATCGTTGTCGGCAGTGCCAACACGTAGATTGGTTTCCAGCAAGCGGGTTGCAGTGAACTGCAATGCTGGCGGGATAACCAATTTTTTGGGCTGTGCTGCGATCAGAAGACCGCGCTCATCAGTCCAAGCAGCAATCTGAATAACTGCGTTTTCCAACGAAGTCTCATTCAAATCAGCTGCGGTTGCAGGACGATTGCTGTTGGTTCCACCAGACACCAGAGGGTGTGCAGTAGAAATTAAAGCAACTCCGTCACCACCAACATATGAGCTACTAAAAGCGTTGTTTAGGATGGCAGCGCCTTTGACCTGCTTGGTATACGCCATTGCACGGGCCAAAGCCTTGGTGTAACGGGCAGACAGCGAGTCATACAGGTTGTCCTCAACAGCCTCTTCGGTAATGGAGAAGCCAAGAGCGATAGTCTCGTGGTTGTACCGAGCTGTAAACGCTTCCTGTGCATTGTCATAAGCAATGGCAGAACCCTCGTTTTTGACTGGTGCAGCGGAGAATCCCGACAGCTTGGTCTCTT